CTGTGTGTACCACGACGGCAACTGCAAGTGTATGCTGCCGAGGCTGATTCACCGGCTGCCCAACCGCAACACGGAGGACGCTGTGTACGGCGAAAGCTGCTGCATGGACTTTCTCCCCGCCGAGCTGAACGATGGGACTAAGGAGGCTGCCCATGAGTAATGTCGAAAGGCAGAAACTCATCGAGAACGCCATGGCTCACTATCGCGCTGCCATGGTATCCGGCGAGCCCAACGAACTGAAGGCAGCTCTCAACGACATGGAAAATGTCTATTATGCCGTCTGCCTCTGGTCTGTTCCGGGGACGGACGAGCTTCGGAAAGCTATCATCAGCTTGTCGGAGTGCGTAAAAAGCTACTAAACCTAAAATTGAAAGGAGACACGAAAATGTCTGAGAATGGTTGCCGTGTATTCCCCATCATCACCAATGCGGTGCAGAAGGAATATGAGAAATGTTCCATGAACACCAAGTCCTCAGACCGGACGCCGGAGATTTGCGGCTACTATGGGCGTGCTTGCCGGCAGATGGATAAAGACGAGGGAGCCAATCGGATGGGCTGCGTAAGGTGCCCCTTGGTGGATGTTGCCAACGCGCTGCGGGATGAAAGACCTTATATGAGCGTCTATCAGCTCACGCCGGATATGCTGTCCGTGCTGAAGCAGAAGCTGTTCTACGACAGCGAGTGTGACGAGTTCCAGCGCCTCTCTGATGAGGAGCGCGACTCTGTCGCCAGCATCGCTTTCTACGACCAGATTCCCAACGAAATCGTGTTCCACGCTTTCGAGGGCATCAGCTTCGTGGATGAGGACTTCTTCTGCGGCGGTTGCGAGGAGGATGCCAAGTGAAATACGTGATGCACTGTGAGGAGGTTGAACTCGTCCATGTGACCACGGAAGATAGACTTGGCTCCATTCTGGAAACTGGTATCCGTCCCTCTGCCTTCGGCGATATGGCCGTAGGCGAGGACGACGGTGCTGGCGTCTATGCTGTCCGCAACGACGCAAGGCTGATTCAGAAGGTGCTGGACTACGTCGTGGACACGGAGACCTTAGGCTATGTCTATGCGGTCAATTTCCGCTACAAGGGCCGATATAGGGAGTGTGTAGACTCCGTGGAACATAGCTCCCACGGAGGCTATATTCTCATTCCCAAGTCCGAGTGTCCATCCGGCATCCCCGCCAAGGACATCATCAGCTATATCCGTCTGATTCCGTAAGAAAAGAAAGGAGATTTCAAAATGTCTGAATTGCATGAGACTATCATGGGCCGCAAGTTTTTTATGAGCGATTTCCCTTCCCTCGTAAAGAACGTTGGGCGCGTGGCTGCTGCGCTGGAAGTACAGAATAAGGCTGCCGAGGAGAAGGCCGGCCCCAAGGAAAAGGCCTTCCCTGCCATCCTGATTCATTCCACCTGCCCGCTCCATGCCGACGGCACTACTCATACCGGAGCGTACCGCTCCAAAATCGTTGTTGAGAAGTTCGACAACTACCTTGCGGCTCAAAACGTCATGGACGATGAGCTGAGGATGGTATTCGGCTGGGAGAAGCTCCCTGACGAACCTCTCACGACGAACTACGACATCGGCGGCTTGGAGGCTTGGGCTCTCCATAACGGCGTATCCCACTCGTGGAAAATCGTCGTCGTGGAGGTTGAAGTCACCAGAAAGGTGGTGGAGTAAGCAATGGCAAAATGCGCTTTTTGTGGGCGTGATATGCTGACGGCCAAGGGCTGCAGGAAAATCACCATCCGATTCGTAGATGGTTCCCGTGCTGACCCGATAAAGGTCGGCGCACCGGGCGACTTCTACTTCGGCTGTGAAGGACTGAACGACCCGAACTTTCGCTGCGGCGATTGCGGCGCTATGGTAGGTGGGTATCACCACCCCGGCTGCGACTGCGAACGCTGCCCCAAGTGCGGTGGTCAGCTTATTTCCTGCGATTGTCAGGCCGACTAAGCCCCCCCATTTTGAAAGGAGAGAGTCTATGCGGCTCTCTCCTTTTTTTATTGAAATACATGAAAGGAGAACTGCTATGAAAACTGGCAATTATGTTTTTTTCGACTCACTTGCGGTTGAAGTCACTCGTCGGTGCAATATGCACTGCGCTCACTGTCTGCGAGGCGAGGCGGAGAACAAGGACATCTCCTACGAGGTCATGGACGCATTGCTGCGCCATGTGGACGGCATCGGTGTCGTGACATTTACCGGAGGCGAACCGTCTCTCAACTGCCGCGCCATCGACCAGTTCCGTGAGCTGTGCCTGAAGTATGACATCTCTGTGAATGGCTTCTATATCGTCACAAACGGTAAGGAGAACGTAGAAGAGTTGGCTGTTGCTTCCCTGCGGTGGTATAGCTACTGCGCCAAGCAGGAGGACATAGAAATCTGCGGTCTTGCTCTTTCCGACGACCAATTCCATGAGGATATTCCCAACGAGAATATCATGCTGCTGAAGGGTCTCTCCTACTTCCGTGAAGAAGACAAGCGCACTGATTGGGACAGAGTCAACCTCATCAACGAGGGGCGTGCAGAAGACCTGTTTGAGACAGATTATCCGAAGCGTGAGCTGGGCAATGAGCGTATTGCGGTCGAGAAGTGGCCGGATGGCAGTGTGATGGTAAACGAAGGCAACATCTGCCTTACGGTGGATGGCAACCTTCTGAATACCTGTGACTGCTCCTACGCACACCAAAGCCAGCACATTATCGGCGACGTTTACCACATGGACGACTTCTTCGCCGAAATGGTTGCGCTTGCGGAGGTGTCCTGAAATGGCTGCCTCTTGCTCTTACGATACATCTGCAAATGCATCTCCGACAAACAAGGAACATCTGCTGACAGACTTGTTGGATGAAATTCAGAACACTCTGGAAGAAGGGCTGCATACTTACTGTGAGGAAGACCCTCTCGGTTTGAAGCGGCATGACATCTCCAGAAGTTCTCTTGGCTACGTAAGGCAGACGGAGACCATTACCTGCGTGTCGGTTCGCATCGTCGCAAACCGCGACTCAATATACCGTACGGAAATCGAACGCAATGAGGCAAAGGCGGATTTGGAACGTATTGCGGAGACTGTTGCCAATCGGTACGAGTCCCGTTCCTTCGTTGCCTGCAACACTTCATGTTCCACCGTGGACAGGGTGCTGCACGCAACGACCAACACGAACCAAGTCTGCTCCATTCCTGTCTTCCCGTTTGAGGTTTGCTTTTTCAAGACGCCCTACTACAGTTCGCCGGAACCCACCGAGAAAATCATGTGGGACGCCTTCTGTCGAGCCAGAGCAAGGTCGTCCAAGAAGTCTGAGAAGCGCGAGCTGCGGCCCGACGATTGGGGCAAGGAATTCCCGTATGGGAAATACACCTACAAAATTCTCGGTCCATCTGTAAGCCAGAGTGCTACGGACGGAGAGAATTACATCGACGTCCTGCGGACGAGCGGTTATCGTGCCCTGAAGTTCAGGGGACGAATTAAGCGACAGGAGCTGGAACGAGCACTCTATGAGATGGAGTACGAGGACAAATCCGAGTTGGCCATTGAAAAGAGCCATGCGGAGGAATCCGAGTTCTATCGGAACAAGCGCTTCATCCAGCAGAAGCTCGTAGCCAGCGGAATAGATGTTGTCTACCGTGAAGTGTTTTCAATTCGAATTAAAACACAACCCCACGAGTTCCAACTTGTAGGCGTCATCAAAAAAGCGCGTAAGTATCCGTTCCTCGCCGAGTGCATTGATGAAACCGGTGAATATGCCGGCAAGAGATGTAGGCTTTCTTACAACGCTGTCATTGAAGCTATCAAACTCAACCGCAAATGAGAATATACCCGAAACGCTTGAAAGGAGAAGAATAAAATGAATCGCAGAATTACTGAAAACAAAAAGTTTAAGGCCTTGTACGTTATCAGCATCTCTTTGCTGATTGTGTGCATCATCGCAATTTTTGGCACCATCGGTGCTGCGAGCATGGACAATTCCATGTCCGGCGGCAGCCTCGTGGTTCGGTGCCTCCTGTTCTCTGTAGCAGGACTTTTGAGCTGGGCTGCTGCCCGTGGCTTCAAACACCGGATATGGCGTCTACTGAATGAGGAACTCAACCATATCACCCGCGATATTTCCCATCATTTGAGATACGACGGTGTGCTGGACGAGAACCTCTAAATAATTAACCATGAAAAAGCTCCCTTGTGGGAGCTTTTTCTTTTGCAAATACCCGCATGGAGATGGGGAAAGCCGTTGACAAAATACCGAAACATGGTAATATATTAGTATAATTACGAAGATATTTTTATAAGGAGATTTATCTCCGTTTTCAGTCACATCATCATATTCAAGACAGTTGCCTCCCTTCGGACGCGGCTGTCTTTTTATATATTTACTACATTTATATTCCCATGAGTCCTTATCAAAGGCAGGGAGAAAGGAGAAAACATGGATTTACGTGCCATAGACACCATGATTCCGAGACCAGTTCTAAAGCACGAAAAGTACCACGCCAATGCTATCATCATGGAGAATATCCGTGACACAATCATTGATGTCGTCCAAAAGGCGTTCAGCAATGAACCTGACTGTGAGGGAGACCCCTTTGGTGTGAAGCGTTTGGGTATTGACCCAACTACATTCTGTCGGACATCAGAGACTTATATGTCCTACGGAAGCGATTTCCCTGATGCGCTGGCAGACATCAAAGTCTCCGATGACGATGAATGCTTCTATCTCACACACTATTCTGTGAACATCTTGCTTCTTGAAAAGCTATCCTTGCTTCTCGAAAAGCTATCACAGATGGGGGCCCCGCAGCCGACGTTTATAGACGAACTGCAGGAAAAGTTGGAACGGGCCGTAAAGGTAGCCGCTGAACAGTGGTCAGCACGTTGCTTTGTGAAAGGCAGAGAGAAACGACGGTTCTCCCTTAATGGAGCTGCATTTCCCCTCTTTCACTTTGATTTCACCTTCGCCCACTCGACGTATTTCGACAATCCGGAGATTCCAGACGAGAAAATCTTTTGGGACGCCTACTGTCGAAAGGCAATGGTTGACCGAAGAGTAAGCAAAGAGGTTCTTCCGAAACACGAGCTTTGTGCAGCAGACTTCGGTCGTGAGTTTCCCCTCAAGCCGGGGAAACCTCGCAGCCCCATTGTCCGTATTCTCAGCATCAACCATGAGAAGCCCAATTCCTCCGTCGTACTCGAATACGTCAAGGGGAAAAACGCTGGCAAAAAGGTAGATGTGAGGGCTAAGGACATTGAACTTGCACTTTACGAAGATGACTTCGAAGACAAAACAGTGCTGACGGTGCTGAAGGCTAAAGATGAGGAGGCTTTGTTTTACAAGAACAAAATAAGTCTCACAAAACGCATGGTCCACTCATGGCAGACGAGTATGTCGTCTTGGACTGAAATGATTGAAGCGTGGAAAGAGCTCGATGTAACCTACAGAGAGATTTTCGATACGCTCGGTACGAGTTTTGTGCTTACCGAAATCTTTCCGAATGCACGGACAAACATCTTCGGTGCTGTCTGCTGTGATGCAGACTCCCCAGAATATGGACACCGTGTTCTTTTCGGGTGGGACCTCATCGAGCGCATGGCGGAATGCAGGGACCCTGATTGATTCAGGCACGGGAGAGGTTCGCCTCTCCCCTGCTCTGCGCGGTTCGGGCAGCGGTGCAGCGTGCGTCGCCGCCTGAGCTGCCCGAAGACAAAAGAAAGGAGAATACCATGGATTTAGATGCTTTGGATACCGCATACGGTGCCGAGCAAATTGACACCGATTTGCTGGAGACGGACATCAGAAGCCGGCTTGAATATGCCCTTCGGAACGAGACCTATTGCGGACGAGACCCGTTCGGTAAGAAACGCTACGGCGCTGATGCTGGGAATATGTGTTATGTCTTCGGTAAGGAGTACAACATCTTAAAGTTGGTCATCAACATTGCGTTGGATGGCGGCTACGGAATAAACCCGCTGCCTCGTGACGTGGCTGCGGCCATTCTGAGGGACGTAAGTGCTGCAATAAAACCTATTGCAAACAAGCACTCGGCACGAGCTATCATCAAGAAGCAGCCGTTTTGCTCTGCGGCAATGGGTACTCGTTCAGGCGCCTTATTCCAATCAGCCGCATTATACGTCTACATCATATCAACGCCCTACGCCAAGGATACCGGCATTCCTGATGAGAAAATCATCTGGGATGCCAACAGAGATATTTGGTGTAAACGCTGCGGTAAGATTCGGGATACGCGATTTGCTGCCGGCCAGAAAACTGATTACACCATTCAAAATTCCGATTTCGGGCGAGTATTCCGTCTTGGAGGCTCCCTGTATCGTATCATCGGAATGGGTGAAAACAGCATGGACGAGGTACTCGTGCAAGGTGTAGACGGTCAAGATAAAGGCGATACCATGGAGGTAGCTTTGTCCCTCGTTGAACACGCCCTGTACCTTGCAGAAATGCAGAATGTCAGTGTTTCAAGGGATGCGGAAACTGCTTTTTATGAAAATAAGAAGCACATCCAAGCTCTACTGGACCGTGTTGGCGTGGACGTGATGTATCGTGAGATGTTTGAGCTTGATGGCTTGACCTACGCACTGGTCGGCATCATACCTACCAAGGCCAAAGACATCTTCGGTGCTGTCTGTGTGGATGAATCCGGCGAAACCTTTGATGATGTTCTGTTCTTCTCGTTCGGGGACGTCATTGAAGCAATTCGCGCCGAACGCGATGGAGGAAAACTCTGAAGAAAGGAGAAACAACATGAACCTGCACACTCTCGATACCACCGTTGGTGCGGGTACAATCAGCAGCAAAGACGGACTTTGCGAGTTTATCAAGCAGGTTGTTGAGTTCAATGTGAAGGGACAGGCCTATTGCTGTAAAGACCCCTTCGGAAAAGAACGCTACGGAAATGACCCCGACCTTCCCCGTCCGTGCAAAGTTTCATACGAAAAAGCTAATATCACAGAAGTCACACTCAACCTCATCGTAGACGCAGACAATCCAAAGTACGTTGAGTCATGTGTTGCTGAGATGCGTGATGATATTAAGGCGGCTCTGTGGTATGTGGCGGACACGTATAAGGCGCGGATTTTCGTGCAAAAGCCGTCATTCGGAACAAAGCGCAATGGTGCTGGACGGAGATTCAGGTTTGCGGTGTTCGGTATCGAGTTCATCCGGACGCCGTACCACAACAACCCCAACGTGCCTGATGAGAAAATCGTCTGGGATGCCCGATGCCTGCGATTGCAAGAGGATATTGAAGATGAAAAAGGACGCACCAGCGGCCCTCCTCATATGCCTTTCTATCCGCTAAAAGCAACCGATTATGAGCGTGAGTTTCTCTATGAGGGTGCCATGTATCGTATTGTTGGCTTTGCGGACGAGTTCAGTTATTTGGACGTGCGACTGCAGCCTGCGGGAAGTACGGGAGACGAAGGCATCATAGTGGTTCCGTTGGCAAATCTTCGGCGACCTCTTTTTGATGATGACGCCGATATCCCCGCACGAAAGCTGAAGGCTGCGAAGGACGAGGAAGCTGATTTTTACGAAGGCAAGGACTGCATCAAAGCCGCCCTCGCTCGTGATGGTTTGGACCTCATATATCGTGAGATGTTCCAATACGGCAAACGCACCTACGCCTTGACTTCTATCACGCCGAGCGCGCAAAGTCAATCTTACATCTTCACCGCTACTTGCGTTGAGGACGAAGAAGAAAAAGCTGTCGGCGAAAAGCTCAAGCTCACGTATCAAGAGGTAATTAAACGAGTTATCGCCGACCGTTGCGGGCAAATCACTTGAACACCAACGAAATAAGAATCTATACAAACATCTGAAAAGCGTCCCTCTGGGGCGCTTTTCTTCTTTTCTTCAAAGCCATTGACAAAATACACGAATGTGGTAGTATAGTGGTATAATTACGAAGATATTTCTATAAGGAGATTTATCTCCGCTTCAAAGTCACATCATCATATTCAAGACAGTTGTTTCCTTTTTTGGGGGAGCGACTGTCTTTTTATATATACTACATTTTTATTCCCATAAGTCCTTATCTGAGGCAGGGGGAAAGGAGACGATTTTGTTATATGAGCGCATTCAGTCAAAAGCTGGATACAGCAATGCAGAGTCCTTTTCTGAAAAACGACACTTACTGTGCCCACGATTCCGTAGCAGAAAATTTGCACGACGACCTCATTGATTCCATTACAAAGAAGTTCTCTGACGACTATTTTTGTGATGGAGACCCTTTCGGCGTAAGGCGCTGTGGTACACCTCCTTCACGTTTTTGCAAGCTGGTTCCTAACGAAGTCGCAAGTCCGTACTTTACAGAGTTTGTGGTGGGCCTGCTGCTGAACGAGAAACGAGGGCAAAACCTGCGCCTGAGCGGTCTTTTTCGAGACTATATCATGTCCGAATTTGAACCGGTCGTGTCGAGTGTTGCGTCTCGCTGGTCTGCTCGCTACACAGTGAAGCCGAACAGTATTCGTACGTCAGACGGAAGCATCTTTGGCATCTCGGCTCAAAGCGGAAACCAAAGTGAACCTCAACCATACTGGTTCTCTGTGAGGTTCTTCCACTCGGTCTATGCGAACAGCAGTATGGTTCCCAACGATAAAATCATCTGGGATTCGTACTGCCGTTGTGTGAGTTTGCAGCGGCAGGATGAACTTTGTGCCGCCGTCCGCAAGCAGGGCGAGAAGCCAAAGCGAGACCTTCTCGCAGAGGATTTCGGTAAGGCGTTCCAGTACCCACTGGGCACGGGAAACGACGCAACAGTCCGCATAATTGGTGTAGACGCTGAAACTCCATTCACCCGCGTTTTGGTGAGACGCGAGACCGGCGAAAAAGCCGGCGAGGAGGAAAGCCTGTTTCGGGTGGATGTAGAAAAGGCACTCTTTGAACAGGAAGGAAAGGACGAAGAAACCATCGCCGTGGAAACAGCGAAAGATGAAGAGGAGGCATTCCTCAAGAATGTACCTCTCGTTGACAATGAACTGGCCGCTGCAGGTATTAAAACCCTCTCATACAAAGAGATTTTCGATGTCAGCGGAAAGAGCTTTATGCTTACGGCCATTTATCCCAACGGACGAACGCGGAAGTTTTCTGCTGTTTGTATTGAAGATGGAAGCCCCGATTGTGGGCACGTCTTTCCCTTTGGCTGGGAGCTTCTGGACTACGTTGCTCAGGCGCGGGAAACGGGCTGAGGTCTCAAGCAGTGGGGGAGGCTTTGCCTCTCCCCCCTGCCCTGCCCTGTGCGGTTTGGACAGAGCAGCGTTCATCGCCGACTGAACCCGAACAAAAGAAGAAAGGAGAAAAAACATGGATAAACAAACCCTCATCACCAAGTCCGGAAACTGGAGCGACGACAACCTGACCATCCCTTTTGAAAAAGGTATGGACAAACAGATTTGTGATATGCTGCTGGACTCCGTGGAGGAAGCGCTGAAGGACAAGGAATACTGTTGTAAAGACCCCTTTGGCACAGGTCGCTTCAATGTTAAGCGTCAAGACAGTGCCCGCATTAAGAAGGTCGGCAGCAACGCTGTTGTCGTTTTAATCCGTGTTGTAGTGGGTAAATCCTACTGCTCACAGGTGTGCCGCGAGCTTATTCTCCGTGATGTGCTCCCATGTATTCAGCACGTTGCATCACAGTTTGGTACGAGGTCTGTCGTTTTGTCGAGAGACACGGCCCGTGTTACTGAAAGGCAACTCCCCCAAGCGAGTGGATTTGCTGGCAAGACGGTGGGGCTGGCAGATGAGTTCGAGTGTCGGTTTTACCGTACATCCCGCTACGATGACGAAAGTATTCCCACCGAGAAATTCGAATGGGATGCCTTCTGTGCTTGCCTCGCTGACCTACAGCAGAATGTTCCAACTAAGCGCAAGTTGAAGCCGAGTGATTTCGGTATCGTGTTCAAAATGGGACGGTACGAATACGAACTTGCCGCCGCCGATAAATACCGCCCGGAGAAATATGTCGTCGGGCGGCGCATCGGAAACGGGTCTGACCACAAGGAAGTTCGTATTCTCCGTGAGAAGATGTCCGAAATCCTCTATGAGCAAGAGTATGAAGACAAGGATGCGCTGGCTCTGGAAAAGGAACGAGACGAGGAGGCTGCTTTTTACAGAAATAAGTCACACATCCAACACTGGCTTACATGGAGAGGTATCGACATTGCGTACCGGGAATTTTTTTCTGTGGTTGACCATGATTATATTATCATCGGCATCCAGCCCAACGCACGCACCTATCCTATTGTGGTTCGCTGCGTGGACGAAGACGGACCGCTGTCAGGGAAAGTGATTCGGCTACCGCTTGAAGAGACACTTTCTGCGATTGTGGAAGACCGAAAACGGCATTAAAGGTAACTTTCAATGTCACCATTTTGTTCCCATAAGACCTTAAAGGCTGGGAGAAAGGAGAAAATAATGAGTAGAATTCATCTGTCCTTTTTAGCCCCCGGAAAGAATTCCGGATACAAAGATACCGTAACGGACATCTACTACAAGGGTATGAATGTGGGGTACATCCTTGAGAACAAAGATAACTTCCGCGATGACACCAAGAACTATATGGCATATCGGTTCGCCCATTGCGGCACTGATTATTGGGCTCGCGGCGAGTACATCTATGGCAGCCAATCTTCTACCATCGCAGGGGCGAAGGAGAAGTTCAGAGCTTGGTTCGAACGCGACGGCGTGGGCACTTACGAGAAGTCCGCGCCCAAGGTCAGGCAGCGGTACGCCACCGCACCTGAAACGCTCACCTCTTACGTCTGCGGTAAGGCACTCCGCATGGTGGACTGGTCTGCCGTGCGCGATGGCGACATTCTGAACCCCATTTGCGGGGACATGAGTGAGCTGCAGCTTCACGAGTGCTTCCGTCGCTTTGCCGGCTGGTACAGAAACAAGAACAAGGTCTGGCAGCACGAAACCGCATATTACGGTGAAAAGTATTTGGATACCGTGGTAGAAGATATTTGTGTGGCGGAAACGTTGAAGGAAGAAGGCATCCGTGTCGTTTACGACGACTTTGCAAAGTTCAACACACTGAAACCCTATCCCCTCATCATGTTCGCCCACACATCGTCTGTCTCCCCCTCTTTCGCTGCCCGCTGGGTTGGTAAGGCTGTAACCATGCTGCAGAAATACGGCGGTCAGCTTCTTGCCATTGTTCCCTACTCTACACTGGCTGTAGATGCAAGCCTGTCCTTCATACTGAAGAAGCAAAAGACGGACTCTTCTGTCTTTCTCGTGGAGAAGGCGTTTAAGCGCGATAGGGCGAAGCGGACGGCTCCTGAGTGGGCTATCATTTACGCCAACATTAAGCCTACGCGCAGAGACAGTCGGAACGAGGCGGATATTCTGAGCGAGAGCATCTGCGACCTGAAGGACTATGAGACGGGCAAGCCGTTCCTACCCGACTGGCGGAAGAAGTTTCCGCAGGACATCATTGAGGAGTTTGAGCTCAAGGCTCGTATTTGCAACTCCTTCATTGGCTCCTACGAAGAGGTCAAGCCTTTTATAATGAGCGGCTCTGAGCGTTACGACCAGCCCTATGTCAAACTGGTCGTGGACGACCATCCTTGGAGGGACTCCGGCGTTGAACTTCGAATGGCGTGCTTGGAAGGCGTTCGCTCAAGGTACTGGGACACTTTCATCCACAAAGCCGCGAACATCGGTCTGATGCCTGCCAACATGGAAGAAGACTACAATCGTCGTCGCGCTGAATTGAAGGATTACGACCTCAACGACTACACTGTGAGGACTGTAATGGAGGATATTCGGCGGGAGCTGCGTAGAGGTTGCACCACTTCCCTGCTGAACCTGTTCGATAGGCTGGGGAGCATGGGAAGTAGGCAACGGTATGATGTGTACGATTACGATGCGGACACGCTATCAAGTGAGAACACCCAGAAATATTGCTCTTTCGACAAGAAACAGACCGCTGGGTTCCGTTTGGCGTTCCCGAAGCTCTCTATGTATTCCTACGTCTTCGACCGCTATAGAGACGACTTCAATCAGGATAAAGCCGCACACGTAGTGCATGACATTGAGTGCGCCCTTTACCTGCTCAACGGAGGAAAAGAAGCATCCAAGGCTATCGACCCGATGAGTGCTGTAACGGACAACGCCATTTGCGGAAAGAGCATTGGCAAAAGCATTACCTTCACATTCTTCACTGGTTCCTTCTACAAGAACGGAACAATGAAGTTGAAGTTCAAGAGCTCTTCCAAGCGGCTCATCGACCGGCTCAATATCTTCGTCGGAATGAATCGCGGCTGGCTGCCTACAGATTACGGAACCAAGCCGTATGATGCACTGAGCGAGGCAGAAAAGGAAACTATTGACAGCTTCCAGAGCCGTGAGGAGTACGAAGAGGTCGTTGCAAATCCTGATAAGTACATTGTCAAGGATTTCGACATCGACACGCTGCTCGACGCAAAAGAGTTTTGATGAATCTTGAAAGGAGATAAATTCTTTCTAAAACGCTCCCCAACTGGGGAGCGTTTTCTTTCGCGCAGAAGCAGTTGACATTATGAGGAATTATGGTAGTATATTAGTATAATTACGAAGATATTTCTATAAGGAGATTTGTCTCCGTTTTTAGTCACATAATTATATTCAAGACAGTTGCTTCCCTTTGGGAGCGACTGTCTTTTTATATATTTACTACATTTTTTGTTCCCGTAAGTCCTTATCACAGGCAGGGAGAAAGGAGAAAACAATGAGTATCACCAACACACGTCTCGCATACCTCTATCGTGACGCGGACAACTACAAGGTCCGGCATGAGGTCGTTTTCGCCGGCCAGATGTCGGAGGAAGAAAAGATGCGTATTATCGCCAGTCTCGATGACGGCGAATACTTCATCCCCGGCCCTCTCGGTCTGAACGACGAGCGCTTCGGCAGCGAAACGGAAGCCGACCATCCCTTCTTTGAGTTCTGCTACTTCGAGGAAACCACGGATAAGCCGACGACCGACATCACCATCGCCGAAATCGTCAAGCGGTTCGAGGACAATGCCCATCTCTGGAAGGACTACGAGACTTCCTTGGAAGACGTTGAACTCAATGATGTGAACGACATAAAGATGCCCACACCTGACCCTGAGGAAGACCTCTCCCCCCGTGCCAAGGACCTCCTGTTTGAGACGCTGGAGCTGTTCCGGAAGGAAATCGGCCCCAAGTTCTCCGACTGGAAGGATGCCGACGATTGGCTGTTCAGCAGCCTGAGCATCACCAAGGACGAGCTGCAGGCTATTTACGCCGGCCACGACGTGTTGGTCTACCGCGAGTCTGCGGCGGACTGAGGCGGCCTTATGGGAGTGGGAAGAATTCTTACGTGGAAGTTCGTCATCCGCGACAACGATGGTTATACGCTTTGTGCCAACCCCGGAGCCGTCGGTTTCGCCTATTATTGGTCGAAGCTGAGGCGCGATAGAGGGCAGCCCCTTGTGTTCAACGATAGGGCACAGGCGCAAAGCTACCTCGATGCCATGCGTCACAACGAGCCGCGCAACCTCAGATGGAGCCAATGTCGGGTCGAAGGCCCGTTCATTGATTTATAAGGGTAAAAATTGAAAGGAGAAAAAGATATGTTCAAAATCATCAGCATCGACGAAACTCAGTTTTTCTGCAACGGCTGCGGGGAGGTATTCGTATGGGAGTTCAACACCCCCGACAAGAAGCCCCCCAAGGACTGGGATGGGCGGTATGACACCGCTTCCCTGTGCAGCATCAACGTTCCCGATTATCGTGGCGTGCCCGGACTGTACTCCTCTGGCTTCGATACCAAGCTCGCCGAGTACGATAAGGAAAAGTACGAAGCATTCCTGAAGGGAGAGTATCAGCCTCCTGTGGAAAACATGGAATGGTACACGAAGGTGCCTCCCCTGCTGCGCTGGGCCTATTTCACCTGCTGGACCGACAGCCTGAACTTCCCCACCTACATCGCCACTGTGAACGGTCAGCCGTGTTTGCTGGTCATCGCAGAGGCCGGTGAGGAGATGTCCAATAAGGCCGGAAAACGGGATGTCGGCATCCGCAAGGCGCTGATGGAGTCTGGCCGCAAGCTGGCCGAGAAGCTGAACGCGGATGAGAAGCTGAAGGCGCTGCACGCAGACGTACTGTTCCCTAAGGACACGGATACCCCGTTTTGCCAATGGGAGCTGTACGTCGCCATCCCCGTGACGGAGAACGTCACCTTTGAGGACATCAAGGCAGTAGCGGACGTGATGGACGAGTGCATCTGCTACTACGAGTGCATCTGCTACTGAGAAACTGAGGGGGGTGGGGCTTCCTGCCCCCCTAAAAGAAGAAAGGAGTAAAACACTATGACGTTCAAAGCTGACAGACCTGTTGGGAGATACTACATTGTGCCAAACAGTCTGGTCGTGGGCTACGACAAGACTATTGTTTTCCGAGACCGGCACTCTAATCCCGTATTCACACTTCCCAACGGCGGAAAACTTTTGGTTTCCGACGGCCACCGTGCTGAACCCAAGGTCTACACCTGCCGGTTCATCGACCAAACGCACTTTAAGCTGGCTGCGAAGGGCGAAGGTTCTTGGCCGTATCATCACGACCAGTTTGTCGAGCGCATGGAGTCTATGCGTGGTTGCACATATCGCCCTGAGAAGTTCGACACGCGGTTGGAAGCCTATCAGCGTATATTCTCTGATAGGACTCGACTGACCGAGGACGGCAAGCCTGTCGCGTTCCGCGTCATGCTGGCGCAGGAATTTGAAGACTTCGACCGCCGCTGCTATGTGTCCTACTGCCGCAGCGAGGGCGTTGTGGCCGTGTCCACCTCTGTCATGTATCCCAAAAAGGAGCGCCATACGGAGGTCATTCCCGTAAAGGAGTTTCTGGAGATGTTGCGCGGTGAGCGTGCAATGTCCGAAACGCTCAATAAGATGCCGCCGTTCACAGACCTCAATATCGAGTTTATGACGGCGTTTATCGTGGACAATGATAATGGCGAGAAAGGAGCTTGATTATGGAGCGACTCACCATCCGCCTTCCTGATGGGCAGGCTTGCGTAGACTGCAATCGGTGCAAATCTGAGCGCACGAGCGAATCCAACGAGGCAAAGGAGATGTGCTCTACCCTCTATTGCCGCAACCGGCTGAAAGACCGGCTGGCGGCTTTCGAGGACACTTTCCTTGACCCTGACGAGCTGCTGACGCTCAGGCAGGAGAACGAGACCCTCCGCCGCATTCTGGGCGAGAGGTTCGGACCCTCCCCAGACGCCTCTGTGCCTGAACTGGTCGGAGCTCTCAGCGATAAAATGCGAGAGACGGATGCGACCATCTATGCGCTTCGGCATGAGCTGGATGTGCTCAAGTCTACCTATCGTCCGAACTGCGTCAACTGTGAGCACATCCACAGGGATAACTTCAACTGCACAGCCGTAGGTGGGTTCTGTACCGCTGTTCCTGCTGCCCACTGCCCGAAGCTGAAAGAGCTGATGGAAAAAGAGGCTGCGTCTCAGGCCAAGGAGGTCAAAGACGACACCCATGCTGAGTTTCTGGAACGTTGGGCCACAGAGCTGAACAACAGAAACGAACGGAACGTTGTTCCTGCAGCTCTGGAGGCCGTCAAAGGCCTTGTAGTAGTCTATGCTGCGTCGGATGACCTCGTGGAAATCGAGGGCGCTATGACGCAGGAAATCGGCGCCTTTAATGGTGTTAAGCTGACTGCGAGTAAGGCTCAGGGCTTCTATGAGACAACCGCAGGCGAGCCAGACATCGAGTTTCGCTGGTGCGATGATTCCTCTGCGGACTCTGTCTGCCCGTGGTCTGTTATCTGCAACCTCCCTCATCGCAAGTTCGACATTCTCAACGATGAGGGCTATGTGTGCAGCGTTGGTGTTGTGCTGCATATTGATGACATCCGCGAGTAAGAAATATTCAAAAAACGAAAGGAGAAAAACTATGAAAAAGAATGCAGGCACTTATGAGGTCGAAGTCAAGGATGAGACAGCGAACAGCACCGAAAAGGAGGGTTATTGGACGGAAATCCGTCACGATTTCCGTGAAGACTCTCCCGTTGGTTGCGGTGATGTGGTTGCTGCCGTGTCTGTCGATGCTTGGCGCACGTCCGACGACAATGCCGAGGGCGAGGTCATTGCCCGCGTCTTCCTCACCAAGAAGGGCGACGTGGTCATCGACTATATCAACGCCATCGCTCGCACCGACGTGCTGGCACAGGAATCCATTAAGGAAACCGTGAAGGAGCTGCGGGAGCAGCTTTTTGACGGGGAGGTGCGGGACAAATGAGAACCGCATCCATCACTCAGGATGCCTTGACAACTTCTTCGATTCGGGATATACTCGGTATATCCCGAATGAGGAGGTTTGTGAGCCGTATGAAAACTACCCTAAAGAAGTGGGGCAATAGCCAAGGTATAAGGCTTCCAAAATACGTTTTGGAAACAATGGGATGGAATGAAGACGAAGCCCTTGAAGTTTTAGCCGATGGTGATAAGCTCATTATCAAAAAGGCAAATAAACTTAAAACGATTGATGAGCTCTTTGACGGGTATGATGGGGACTATAAGCCGACCGAAATCGACTGGGGTTCCCCACAAGGACGGGAAGTATGGTAAGGCAAGGCGACATTATTTTGCTCAACTTCAACCCTGTTGTTGGGCATGAGCAGGCTGGATATAGGCCCGCTCTTGTCGTGAGCAATGACTCGTATAATCGGTTGACGCACCTTGTGGCTGTATGCCCCATTACAAGCACAGTTAAGCGTTTTCCTATGCACATTCTTCTCGACGAGAGAACGACGACACAAGGTTCCATTCTGTGCGAACACGTACGAGTCGTGGATATCGACGCAAGGCCGCACAAAGTTGTTGACCATGTTCCGGAAGATATTTTAGCTTCTGCTCGTGATTTGGTCGCTGCAATCTTTTAACAGATGTGTGAAAAAGCTCCCCGAAGGGAGCTTTTTCTTTTCGTTCAAAATTATTGACAAAATGCCGAAACGTGGTAGTATAGTAGTATAATTACGAAGATTTTTTATAAGGAGATTTATCTCCGTTTCAAAGTCACATCAAATATTCAAGGCAGTTGTTCTCGCTTGGGAACGACTGTCTTTTTATATATTTACTACATTTTTTGTTCCCATAAGTCCTTATCACAGGCCGGGAGAAAGGAGAAAACATGAAAACTAATGTTGTTTTCGAGTACGCTGGCGAGAACATGGAGACTGTCCACGATAAGGTTGCCGTCACCGGTGAAATTACCGAGTGTGGTTTTGCTGTTATGATGGCAGCCACCAACCGCGACGGTGCATTTGTGCCGGCTACTGTAGGGCTTCGCAAGGTAAACTATGCGAAGCTGGTTGGTGTTGAGCCCTGCGAAGCTGATTCTGTTGCCGTGTGCAGTGCGGACGTCCTTGTGGGGCGCTTCGTAAACGCAAGCGGTGCGTGGGATGAACTTTCGTCCAATAGGCAGGTGCAGAGTGGCGCCGTTCGTGTCGGTATCCCATTTGTGTATGGGCTCTACAACTTCACGCCGGTGCGTAACGGGGCAAACAAGAAGATTTCGTGGTGGATTTCCCGCGAGGGTATCGGTCACGCGCTCTACTGCTTCACCGCAAACTACACCCCCGAAATCGGCTATCAGTTCCAACACATCAGCAACTATATTTCCATGTTCGAGGAACAGTTCGGCACGCCCGAAGGCAAGCCGAAGTTCAAGAAAACCCCTGTTGGTGGGCGCAATGTGGCAGTTGTCCGCATCAAGGTCTATCCCGATGTCGGACCGGCCTATATCGTTGAGGTCCCTTCTGATGAAATTGGCAGTATCGGCGAGTGGGCGAGCGAGCATCTGGAAAACGGGACCTTTGTTGAACTGAAGGATTCCAACTCCGCTCCTGAGGCTTCCCCCTCACCCGAACCCAGCACTCGTGTCCGCGACATCTGCGGCGATATGTGCCGCTGCCATGTCTATCACGATGCAGCTTCTGGAACGGACAAGATGCGTTTTTGGCTGAGAGCCGCGTTCTCCCGTCCCTCCGATATGCGTGAGGTAAGAAAGGAGCTGAAAGCGAACTTCGGCAGCGGTGCCGGCACGCACACTTACGATGATGGCTCCTTTGACGTCATCATTCAGAGGTTGGTGCCGTTCGCTTTCTCCAATGCGGATTTGGAGAGCTTCGCAGACAATGCGGTTACACTCATCGAGAATGTTCTGCACGCTAAGGCAACCAGTGTGAGCTGGAACGCCGGCCATTGTGAGAGCGACGATGATGTACTTCTCACTGCGGAAGAGCAGAGCATCGTAAGCCGACAGGCGTAAGGAGGTGTCTTCGGTGAACACAGTGATTTTTCCTGAGGACGTCGCCAACGCGGTACAGTCGGCTTACCTCCAAACCGAAGACGAGGATGCCAGAAATTTGCTTGTTTCCGTCGGCGCCGAGCTTCTTGATATCTCTTCCGATGAGATGTTCAAGATGATTCGCTGAAAGAAAGAAAGGAGAAAATAATCATGGATTTCAAGAAAAAGACAAACAAGAAGCGTTGTAGGGCTTGCCCCGCATCCGGTTTTTGCTCCGATGTCTGCTACAACAGGGACATTCCTGATGTCACCTGTGCTCATGCCGTGAAGTACGATAAGCTGAATAAGCGTATCGCCGCTCTGGAGGGACAAGTGGAGGCGGTGAAGTTTATGAGCTTGAAGCAGAGAGACGTCGAGCTGGAAAAGCTGTGGGATGAGTTCGCCGATGTCCCGATGAATCCGGACACCGAAAAGATGGAGGGGGCATTCCTCCACTTCCCCGCCGGAACTCCTCGCGAGGACATCTGGCACTGGTTCGACGAGCGCTATTCCAAAGGCATCGCTGCGCTGCTTTATGGTCGTGGCGAGGACAACACCGCTACCATCGCTACTCTGACCTATCGGAACGAGCTGTGCTGCGAGTGCGACTCTGAGTTGTGCGCCCTTGCAGATGCTTCCGGTATTTGCCGCGCTCCGTTCATTACCGGCGCCGCGCCACGTATCCACGAGGATGGCTGCGACGATTTCTGTAGCAAATGCGATGCGGGCTGCACGGCCAGCGTCGCGGACAAGGCTTCTGAGGCCGGACGGTATATGGTCTTCACGGACGGCCCCTACGTCAGAGACGCTCAGATTTACTGCGGCACCATCGACGAAGATGAAGATATCTATTCCGAGGAAAACGAGGATAACTGGTACGATACCAGCGGTCCTGTTCTGCTCATTGACAGAGACTTCAAGACCCTCGATGAGTTGCGGAAAACGGTGATGGACGTCTATCCCGATATGGACCTTTGCACCCTGCGTGCCATGCGGGTCTCAGCGGAAACTGTCTGCCTGTAAGGGAGGTGCCCACAATGGATGCCTTTTTGGAAAAGCTCAAAAAGTCTTTTGTCGAACGTTTTACGTCTTTGATGGAAGACAACGGCGACTCCGTGACGGAAGCTGCAAGGATTATCGGTGTCGCTCCGGAAGCTATCTCAACGTGGCTGCGTGGGCGTATCGTGCCGAGCATTGATTACTTCGCTAAAATTGCGGATGTTTACAATGTCTCTGTTGATTATCTGCTGGGTCAATCTGAGACCCAGCAGATAAAAGACATCCCCGATGAGGCGGCATATCCGGCTGTTCCCGCACGAGCCTTCTACAACTCGGCGCTACAGCTTATGGCAAAACAGAATTCTCTCATTTCCCAACAGAATGCGTTATTGCAGCAACAGAACGCTATTCTGAAGGCGATGCAGCAGAAGCCCGCTACTGAGTCCGTATCTGTATCTCTGACAGATGGGTCTGTTGATTTGCCGTTTTGATGGAGGTACAGATGGAAAACTTTGAAAAAGAGACGGCTAAGGTTTTCGGTAAACGTTTCCGTGCGTTGATGGCTGCCAACGGTGATACATCAGCAACGGCAACCACAAAGCTCAATGTTTCGGCGGCGATAATTGCGAAGTGGCGTCAAGGGAAAGTCGTTCCCAGCGGGGAATATCTCAAGCGAATCTCGGAAATCTACTGTATTTCTTCAGATTATTTGCTTGGGCTCAGTAATGATGCTCTTGCGCGGGCTGATGAGCTGTCTGGTGCAAGCCCCAGAAAACTGGCAAAAGTCATATATGAGTCCTGTCGAAATGCTGTGGAACCGCTTGAAGATTCCCAAAAGGATAACATCTATAAAGCACTTACGAGAGAGAATCTTGATGAGGTGTTTGAGCGAGTTATCGCTTTGGTGAAAGTGCAAGCAAAGTGCAAAGTGACAGGGGAAGGTGCGAAAAAAACAGTATTGTACCAATCTATTAAACACCAATCAGAAGAACTCAGCGAGTTCTTGCGATTGATTTTAGAGGGTGCAGACACGGTTTGTAACGAAACGCTGTCTACTTTAAGCAAGGAGGCAAGTGGCTGCGTTGATGCAATTCGCCCCTGAAAGGAGATTTTTACAACGTCTGAGGGCTACCTTTATGGTAGCCCTCTCTTTTTACTCACAGAATTATTGACAAAATACTGAAACGTGGTAGTATAGTAGTATAATTACGAAGATATTTTTATAAGGAGATTTATCTCCGTTTTCAGTCACATCATCATATTCAAGACAGTTGCTCTCTTTTGAGAACAACTGTCTTTTTATATATTTACTACATTTTTGTTCCCGTAAGTCCTTATCACAGGCTGGGAGAAAGGAGAAATCATGGAAAACAAAAAGTACGATGCAGAACTCGCGCATTTGTTTATCTATCACGGTGTTGCTGAGTCCACGCCATATGAGGTTCTGGACAAGGCATACAGCGAGTATGGACACACGGTATGCGTCTTGGCTCTGTACCAGCTTCTCACGACGGGTCGTAAGTTGACTCGCGCCATGGAGCATCCTGCTGCACTGGTGGAGACCATTACGGGGGTATTCCCACCGGATGTGAAAGAATCCGCCGCAGAGGTCATGCTCCTGATGGCAAAGGCTGATATTGACGTGCTGCTCGCCTTTGTTCAGCGCATCGTAAAGCCGTTCGAGGACCCGATGGGTCAGCGCATCCCGTTCCTTCACCCTAACGGCGATGAGGAGGATGTTTGCCCTGTATGCGGCGCTGAGGTCGAATATCAGGGCGACCGTGACATCGACTACAACGATGGTACGGAGGTGAGCTGGGAATGCCCCGTCTGCAATGCGTTCGGCAAGGCTCTGTACCACGACACCTTCCTCCAGCACGAAGCAGTGATGGATGGGAATGGCGATTGCGTACACGACCGCGTCTGAGCCTCCACGTTCTTTCTCAGAAAGGAGGAAAGACATGACAAAAAACTTTAAGGCGGTCATCGAAACGCTGAGTGAGGTCGGCTACTATCTTGCCTTTTGCTTTCTTGTTGTAACCAAGACTGTCAAAATACCTTTCAAAAAACTCGCTTCCGCTGCGGAGGCGAACATTAAGGGCATTGGCATATGGCTGGAGCACGCGGAAAGAGAGGCTTACCTCGCTCGCAATCAGTCTACCCCGCTTGAAGAACTGATTCAGAATCTGGAGAGCGAAATTCTTCGTGTTACTTATTTTTGCCTTGACCCTCGTATTCGCGAGGTATTCAAGAAAACAGATATTGCGAAGATTACTGAACTCATTGAAGCCAATGGCTCCAATATGGATGACCTCGATGCCTTGAGGCCGGTAAAAGGTGTGTTTGAGACCTATGTTTCCTTGCTTTATCAGCAGGATGAGACGCTCGGCATTGACCTTTTTGCTTCTCCTCCAATCGGGGCCTGCTGCATCTACTTCAATGGGGGTCTTCAGAGCTTCATTGCATTCAAAACCGAGGAAAAAGCAAGGTCTTTTGCTGAAGCAAACGGTCTGGAAAAACCGTTCATATCCTTCTTCAAAATGGACGTCTGTTGGCAGCCATTGGACGGAGGTGTTTCAGCATGATGGGCAACGTTGTGAGCAACAGAATCCGAAACGCTCGCAAAGCACTTGGTATTTCGCAGGTAGAGCTGGCTAAGAGCTGCGATGTCACCTCTCAAACCGTCTACAAGTACGAGGCGGGCAGAGTGGAAAATATCCCTCTCAACACTCTGGAGCGTTTTGCTGCCGTTCTGGGTGTCTCCCCCGCTTATTTAGCGGGGTGGACGGATGCCACATCAGGCGCGAGCAAGATGGACGTGCAGGTGAAGAGCCCTACACTTCTCTGCGCGGCCTGTCCCATTTGCGGGAGCGTGAAGTTCGGTCCGAAACACGACAATGTGTACGGTCCGGAGGTGTGTTGCTTCGATTGTGGAACCTCTTTCCGTCTCGACACGGAGCAGTTTCCACTGAAGACCGTTCGCATTGGTTTGTCGCTGCTGGTGTAACCGGCAGCTCTGAAAAAAGAAAGGAGAAAAAAATGACTATTACCCGTAACATTCAGATTCCCGACACCAAAAACACCATCACCGTCGAAATCGAGTTGTCCTGCAGCGAGCTGGAGACCGCATATCGTGAACAGGAGCGATACTACCGGCTGATGGATGCGGAAGGCCAGCTCTGCACGTATCTGGGCTTCGACGTCAGCGACTTCGACCCTGATAATGAGGACGACGCCGAGAAGCTGGAGAGCTTCAAGGAAAAGTTCGGTGACACTGAGCCGATATCTCTGGTCGATGAGGAGTCTCCGAACTATGTGCTGAACGATATCGTTGCTCAGTTTGAGCACGATGCCGACTGCAACAATGACGTGAATTCCACTTGGCAGAACGCCGTCGAGGAAGTGCTGAACATCCTGCAGGCGCGTCTCTGCTACGAGGCGGTCAGTGGCGGTGATGAAGCATGAGCCTTCTGAGATTCCCTGAAAAGCGGTATCTCAAGAACGCCATTTACGGCACTGTCACGTTGCTGCCCATCGCGGTGGTAGGCCCGAAACCCTGTGTCGTCTCTGCGAGACTGTATCCGCATCGTTACGATGGGGCGGCATTGTTCCGCTATATCGTAGTGGATGCCGAGAACATCGGCATCATTTACGATGACGCGCAGGGCTATGGATACAAGAGCGCTGAGGCCGCAAAGCGGGCGGTTTCGCACAAGTATCGCGGGATGTTTCCGTTCAACTATGTGTGGCCGCCCGTGCGTGAAGCATAATTTTCGAATAACACAAGCCCCTGCGTCCTCTCTTTTTGAGGGGACGCAGGGGATGAAAGGAGCAAATCTATGATAAGGACAATCGAGATGCCTATTTTGCATCGTGAAATCGCGGAGTTTCTCGACCCTCGCATCCATGAGGCTGCGCCGGGAACTCCGTCGTTTGCACTGCATAGTTTTCGCATCGACGACCGCGAGTATGTGATGGACTGCCTGCCCACTACGGGACTCATGGCGGGCTACCGCATCGTCGAGACCGGCGAGCTGGTTTCAGCGCTGCAGTGCGACAAGGGTGTTTCTGAGGAAAAACAGATTTTCCATGCGTTGCTGTTTGCACCGTGTGCGAAATATCTGGCGACGAAGAGATGTGTGTCTTCCCTGCCTGACGGGTCGTATGGTGATATTGAGTGCTTCTATATCATCTACAAAAACCCTGAGGCACGATGCTGGCTGCCTCGCTGTGAGACTCCTGTCATCGGGGCCGGCAATGCCGAGCAGCGATTCACGACAGAAGTGCGGCTGAATACGATGGATGGCTTTGTAAGCTATCTGTATTTCGATTTCACAACCCGTGGCTCTTGCGGTACAAACTTCTTCAACTCCGTCTGCGAGAACGTCCAGCGTATGCTGCGTGAGGATTGGGACGCTCTGGCTGCCACCGTAACCGCCGTTTCTTACGATGCGGGACGTGAAATTCTGTCCATTCCCTTCTCGAATGTAAATGGCGATTATACGCTGATGGATTTCGAGAAGAAGTGGGCAGGGGCGCATGAGCTCACCTCACTGGTCACGTCGATTCGGCTGGTCAAAAACGACATCACACTGTATAAAGACAGTCGTTTCGATGCGCCGGAAGTGGAGGTCGTCCATGAGTAAGAAGGCTGATGACCGCGTATACAAGGTCAAAATCCAGCGGCCAATCTTCCCTCCCGATGCTCCGTTTCTGGCAATGAGCGAGTGCGGCTGTATTCAACCGACGTTACTGCAGGCCACACCGGAGCTGAAGGACCTGCTGGGAGAAAGGCTCAAAGTTTACTGCGATTGTAAGGTTGTGAACACAAAGCTCGTCATCCTGCGGGAACGCACGGGCGACGACTGGTGAAGAAAGGAGAAAAATTATGGGACGTAAAACGACTCGTTCCGCCGACGAAATCGCCATGAGCAAACAAAATATGTTCATCAGGACCGCTGAAAAGCGTGTCGGACGTATTCTGGACGGTCTGGATATGCTGGAGTGCCTGTCTACCCGTTATAGCGGGTACTACACTGAGGAACAGGTCAACGCCATGTTCAACGCCATTCGCAAGAAGGTGGATGAAGCCGAGAAGAGCTTCCGGACGGACGGGAAAACAAAGCTGTTTTCCTTTTCCGATGAATCCACTTCCTGCGGAGAGTTCAACCTCAAAGCCGGCGAGCGCATCGGTATCTCGTTGAAGGTCATCAATGACTGCAATATGAGCGTAGCGCCCAATAAGCTGGAAGTTGAGACCTTCCCTGACGGCAGCGAACCGACTTACTATGAGCTATTCAACAGCGAAGGTATGCTTTGCTGCTGTGATGGCGAGGTCGTCACTGTGGTACGCACCGGCGTCGATGAAAACGGCGTTGCGGTGGCGTGGCTGTATGCCACAGATTCCAACGGTGAGACTGGGCCTGAGTTTTCTCTGCCCATTGAAGCTCTGAAGGTCGGCGTGTTCCGCTGAAAATGAAAGGAGAAAAAGAATGAATCATTTTTGCTACAACTCTTTATTCGGGTTTTCTGAGAAGGAGCTGGAAAAGATGGAAAACAACCACCGTATCGTAGTTGATGGCGACCTCATCGACTCTGCAAAGGCATACGAAGACATTATGCAGAGTGATGTTTTCAGGCATATATCATGCCGATTCGTCCCGGAGGGCGATGTAAAAAATAAGAGGGGCATCAGAATATACGATAACGTTTTTCGGGCCTATGTAAAAGAACGCTGCTACGTGCTGCCTACTTCCGAGGCGAGCGACGTTTTCTTTGCCGAGGCTGAGAAGGGCTCTGTCGTGAATGTGACTGCCACGGAACTGGCGGAGCTCTACATTCGTGAACGGCTGCATCAGACCAAGGAAAAGCTCATTCCTTTGTCTATGCTTGAGCTTCACCTCTTGCTGGTCATGGGCATCTGCAGCATAAAGGACGGCAAGACGTTTGGAAAGGACGGAAAGTGGCTGAATGGCTACATCAATGTCTACAATGCTGCGACCTTCCCTGATTTGGTTTGCTACATCACCGGCAAGGATTGCCGCGTGGCGCCGTTTGCCTCGTACACATGGAACGAAATTCTCGCCGTGTGTGAAGGCAACAACAATCTGGCTGTTCGGGTATTCAACGCGCTGCGGGCGGATGCGACACACTCGTGGACTCCTGAGGGAATCGTTGCTTTCTTCACCGATTTAGGCATGGAGGACAGTGCCGGTGAGGATGACGACGAGGACAACCTCATCCACGTGGAGAAGCACTACGAGGTCTCTGACGGTCTGGCGAAGGCTCTCGGTTACGAGGGCGACCTGTTTGCCATGGACGTTGCGGATTTCAACCGCGTCTCTTCGCGGCTGAGGAACCTGCACTGCCTCGTCGAAGCCATCCCTGAAATCATCCATGACAGAGACTTCAGCCGGTTTTCTTCCATGAGCATGAACGGCTACTGGAACGTGCTCCTGAATTTGGCGCTGACCAATCTCATTGAGGACCTGCGTATCCATGCTATTGCGCGTCACTCCGGAACCGGTGTTTCCATCGACGTGAATGGCGTTGCTCCGAAAGAGGCTGCGGGCGCGTTTGCCAATTTCGCGGACGAGCAACTCCCCTGAGATTTTTCTCTCGGAAAAACACTGATTTTCACACTAAGAAAAGCTCCTTCGGGGGCTTTTCTTTTTTTTGAAAATAGCGCGATGATAATTGGCTTTTCAAAGTCGAGATGAATGCACAACAGCTTGAAGGAAACGATTGACAAAATATTTGAATGTGGTAGTATAGTAGTATAATTACGAAGATTTTTTTATAAGGAGATTTATCTCCGATTCAAAGTCACATCAAATATTCAAGGCAGTTGTTCTCGCTTGGGAACGACTGTCTTTTTATATATTTACTACATTTTTGTTCCCGTAAGCCCTTATCACAGGCTGGGAGAAAGGAGAAACAAATGGATTATCAGAAAGTTCAGGAACGGATGCAACGCATCAAGGACACGCAGTTCGCCAAGCACCGCGCCCACATTCACAACCGTGGAGACATCGTCGTTGTGGACTGGAAGCGAGATAACACAAACGCCTATGCTGTCCAGTATACGTTCTACAAGAACCACGTCTTCATCACCGGCGACCTCGGCGATGCCATCTTCAACTGCACGTGGCAAACGTGGACCACCGAGAAGCCCTACAAGAACGCACCTGTGGGATGTGGCCGGCCCAATAAGTTCAAGCCCATCTCCCTTGAGTATCTTGAGGAGAAGCTGGGCGCATTCAGGGAAAGCGATGTGTATGAGTTCTCCTCGGTGGAAGCCAAGGAAGAAATCAAGCACTACCGCGAGTACGTGTCTAAGGACTATAAGGACGACTTCAAGGACCTGCTGAAAGAGACGGAAAACTATCGTTTCTGCGATGAGTGGCGCAACTACATCATCTCCAACTACGACATGGTGGATGGGATGTTCAGCGATTCCGAAGTCATCGCGGATATCATGGATGCCGGCAAGACGTTTGGCTGCCGCTACCTGAGTTGGGTGGCTGGTATCCAGATGGTTGAGCAGGCTATCGCAGATGGCACTGCCATCTACGACCCTATCCGCGTGGAATCCAACCATCGCACTGCGGTAAGCCTTATTGCCGATGTCGGCAACGGGACTATCTCTGTGGAAGCGATTGACCCCTGCGAAAAGGGACTCCACACGGAGGTGTTTGTAAGCGTGCAGGATAAGGATGGGTCCAACACACAGGATTTGGCCTACATCGGTCAGACCTACGAGCGTAACGAGGATAAGAGCAGCGATGCTGATTTTGTCGCTAAGGACTCCATGACCGTGCGTGTGTGGACTGAGGCGGAGAACGAAGACTACACCAAGGAGTATGTTGTCGAACGCTACCATGAGGCCGATGAGGACAAGGAAGAAAACTGAAGGGAGAAAAGTTATGAGCGCAAAAAGAGCTGTCATTGAGCAAAAGTTCAAAAAGATGGAAGCTGAGGCAAAACGCCTCGGCGTCACGCTACTGACCAAACCCGATGCTTTCATTGATGATGACCACCTCGATTGCACGTGGTACGGAGGCTACATCGGTGGTTTCCAGTACAACGGCTATGAGGTCTCCTTCGAGGTACAGGGAGATGTCTGCATCGCCGGCAAGGTCAAGGGCAATGAAGTTCTTCTCAGGCTGGAGAATCACACGATTTATGAGTCCGCCAAAATTCTTCGAGAGCATTTCTCCTATACTAATAGGTCAAACTCCGGCGCTATGGCTACCCACGCTTCCGATACCTTGCGTACTGCCTTCAAGAGTGATGATGAACTCATGGAGGCTGTGCAGGCTGGCGACATCGAGTACGAAAACAACAACTGGATTGAGGCATTTGTCAAAAAGCCTGATGGCAGTTGGAGTACGGCCTCTGAGGTCGCTGAAGACGACAACGTGCTGGATGTCTGTACGGATATTTCCTGCTGGCTGGATTGGCTGAAGGCCAATTTCATCAAGGACGCTGCTGAGTAAAAGAAAGGAGAACTTCTATGGAAAAACGCATCAAAGTTCAGGCACAGGAGGCCACCCGCACCGGTTCCGTCCGGCGCTTCGATGACCTTGGCCGCATCGTCGTCCCCCGCGAGATTCGCAAGCTCATGGGGTGTGAGGAGGGCTCCCCCTTTGAAATCATCCCCATCGCTGAGGGCATCCTGTTGATTCCCTACAACCCCATCGAGACCTTCGGGAATCGCGTGGACGCTCTCCTGAGCGATGTTAAGGAGACCGAGAATTATCGTGGTATGCCCGACGAGGCCCGCGAAGCCGTCAAGACGAAGCTGCAAGAACTGGTGAAGGTCATGCGGGACTATCACGTTCGCGGCGTCGAGAAGGGCGGTGACGAGTAATGGTGGCTGGTAAGAAGAACTGGGTCTGTACGGACCCCGATTGCGTCCAGTTCCGCCGCGAGGCGCCGGAACACGGTCACAACGTCTTTGAGCTGGCACAGGTAAACCAATACGGCGCCGGCCTGTTCCGCGTCGCCCACGGTTTTGTCTATCTCGACAACGACTTAGACGGGCACGAGCGCGACTTGCTGTGCGAGCTGTACGACTGGGACGCGGAGATTATCAACAGCCCCGACTTCAACGCGATTTTGGCCGAGACGGTTTTCGAGACCTCTGCTACAGAGTATGACAAATCGGAAGAGTACCACTCTTTCAAGGATGCTGCTCTGGCAGTCGGTCAGCTCATCGGGGTTGATGTGAGTATGTATTTGTCGTAAAATGGCAGAAAGGAGAATATGAACATGGCAGAAAAGCTGTTCAAGGACTTTGCCCCGTCGCATGGTATTCCTATGCAGAAGGACAGTGCGGAAGGCGCAAAGAAGCTCGATAAGTACGCCGAAAACGGCTACGAGAGCTGCGCTTTGAGCCAGCGTGAGGAGCAGGATGCCTTCTCCTTCTGGTGGCCTTTGGTGAAGGACTGTGGCATTCGTGTGCCGGAGACCGTCATTATCAAAGTGCCGGAAGAGCTGGATGAGGAAGGTCAGAAGACTTTCTACAGACACTTCTATATGGAGCGTCCAGAGGACTATCCTGCTATCAAGAAGTGGGTCGATGATGTTGTCATCCCCACTCTCAACGCCTCTCCGCTGAAGGGACATCTGCTGTTCGTAAAGAACAGCCTGTACTCCAACAAGTTCGATGCGCGTACCTGTATGCCGGCTCCTACTCCCAATGCACTGACCGATGCCATCATCGGCATTCAGTACAGTGAGTATGCGAATAAGATGTGGGGTCCCTACGGCGACACGGAGTTCGTGTTCCGCGACAGGATTCTACATATGAGCAAAATGGTTCCGTGTATCTACGGCGGGCTTCCCTTCCGCACTGAGTTCCGCGTGTTCTACGACTTCGACACCCGCGAGGTCATTTTCACTGCGAACTACTGGGACTACGACTACCTCTATCCCCACCTTTATGACCGCACCGACCGAATTGTGTTCGATGCGATGAGAGATGAGATGCAGGAGAAGTTCGAGAAGTATCGCGGCGAGGTGGAAGCACTGGTGGCCGAGCATATGAAGAATGTGCAGGGTCTCAGCGGCCCGTGGTCTATCGACATTATGTTGAATGAGGGATTTTCTACGGAGCATTTCGAGAAGCCGAACGAGTTCTGGCTCATCGACATGGCTGTTGCGGAGCGTTCCGCCTACTGGGAGAAGCGCCCCTCGAAGCTGGCGCTGGAGACGGCGCCTGAGAAGGAGGACTGAGCTATGGGTGTCACGATAAGCTGCCGAAAGACCGGTCGGTCTATCGACCTTGGCGGCGGAGGTTTTTTCAATCTCCGCAACAAGGTCTCAGACCTCGTTGGCGACCCTTGGGCATCCCACTACCGCAAGCTGGAAGACATCTTCCGGAAGGCTTTTTCCATGAGCGATGAGGAACGCAGGCAGGCCTACAATGCCTTTGATGCTGAGACCGAACGGCTCCTTGCCGAGAAAAAAGTCAGCTTCAAGGTCGTAGACTTCCTGCTTCAGCCGGACTGTGAGGGCCTTATCCGTTATGGTGCCTGCAAGGAGCTGCTGAAAATCATCGGCGACTATGACGACAATGTCCTGTACGGCTATATAGGTCGTCAGGATTGCGCCAAGTTCCGAGATTTCAAAGCCATCCTGCAGGATTGTGCCGACAACAAGTGCGATATGATATGGAGTTGAGGGCTGGCTTACAGCCCTCTCCCCTGCCCTGTTTACCAAGAAAGGAGAAAAACATGAGAAAAAAGAACGAACACAAGCCCCTGACCGTCAAGGAAATCGTCTTCGGTGCTAAGGAGATGATGAAGAGCGTTGCGCGAGCTGATGATGAGGTTCTCAATCTGCTGAATCAGTTTGAGCGGAATGCTTCCAGCATCCGTACCACTGCCGCAGATGAAGAGTTGGTCTATTCCAACTTCGACATCCATGTTGACTGCGTTCATGGCAGCAATGAAGGGTACTACGCTGACATCGTTTTGGATGGGCGATGGATGCCGTCTCAGAAGGTCGGTACGCGGGAGCGTATGGAAATCTATTCCGTCAGAACGATGGATGACAGCATGAGCGGATGCATGAAGGCCGCACAGTACGCCGCGTGCCTCGCATTCTTCGCCCAGAAGTTCATTGATAGCAATATGGACCGGTTCGCAGCATCCAATGACAACTTTGTGGCTGCGCGATATGTGTCTATTTGGGATGGCGGGCGCACCGAATGCTCCTCCGAGTGTGTCGTTGACCTGCTCAAGCATGAAGTTGTCTCTATCACCCCCTGCGAGACCTTGGACGCAGCGGAAGTGGAAGTCCTCGACGCCGAGCGCGTCATCGTTCCCGATGCCTATGCGGACAACGGATGGAGGCTTTACCCCGTCTATGTGCGAGGCGAAGAGCCTTCCTCGCAGGAGGCAGACCGAAGCGCATACTTCCTTCGAGACTAATTTTTCAACACAACAGGAGGGGCGGAAGCTCCTCCTGCTTTTCGAAAAATAAGTGTGCTGGAAAAGCGGCGTGGTCAAGGTAAAACCACCTTGCGCTCAAAGGAACCATGGGCTATAATAAGTTCAAGAGAAAATCAGACTATAAAGGGGCTGTAACTATGACTGTCAGGGAATACGCGAAAAGCGTTGGTTTCACTGTCGTTGGCAAGCTGAGAAGGCTGCCTGATGTCCATTACGGTATGGACGACAATCGAAAATATCCCGTATGGATGGATGAGGCCGGCAACGAGTATTGCGGCAGCTATAGTAAGGATGGCTGCTTTTGCATCATCACTTCCGACGGAAGTGTTATTTGAATCAAAAGAGGAGCCCACGGCTCCTCTTTTTTTTGTGGGAAATCTTTACCTCCCCACAAAAACTTTTATAGACACCCGTGCATCCTCTAAAGTTTTATGTGGGAAAGTCTGCAAATCCCACACAAAACTTGGAATATCCGTGTGTGCATCTCCACTACCCCTTCCAAGGAGGCGTATCTGGCGCGAGACAGACATTTGGTGGATTGCTCCAGCGTGTGTATCGCTCACTGCATCCGCAATACCGGAGGCACAGCATATACCCTGCGATACGCTCAGGCGCAAGGACTCACCGTTCACCGCGTCTGAGACGGGGCAGGTTCTCGAAAGGAGCTCCTTTGGGAGCTTCTTTTCGCGCAAAAGGAATTGACAAAATAACGAAACGTGGTAGTATAGTAGTATAATTACGAAGATATTTTTATAAGGAGATTTATCTCCGTTTTTCAAGTCACATCATTTATAAAAGACAGTTATTCCTTCATGTGGAGTAACTGTCTTTTTCATATATATTACCTCTTAAATTTCGTGTGAGCATAAGTTTCCTGACCGTTTTGAGACGGAAGGCGGCTCAAGAAAGGAGAAAAAATCATGGAAAGAGCTATCAACAGAGAGCAGGACAACTACCGCTTTGTCACGAGCGTGGAGAGCGAGCTTCTGCAGGAAGTTCAGGAGATGGAGCAGAACAGCCGCTGGCTGCCCGGTGTTCCTTCCAAGAGCATCCACGTAGTTCCGCTGGAGCCCATTGAGGTCCCCATTGTGGTGCAGAAAATCGCTGACGACCCCATGCTGACCCGCAAGGTAACGCTGGATGCGGCGATGGAAGCCGCTGACCCCAGCACGGGTTCCCACTTCATTGTGACCAACGAGCCCAACGCATGGGTACTGCGCGACACCGCCATCGGTTCCCTGCATAACACCGCGAAGCTGTTCGGCTCCGCATTCTCCCGTATGACGCCCTACTGCTCCGCAGAGGTGCTGAATAACGGGCTTCGTGCGGCGCCGGATAAGAGCCTGACCCTTCTTCTGGAGCGTTATGGACGCATCGCGGCCCTGCATTCCGATAACGGCGGCGGCTACCGCGTTATGCCCATCTCCGAGCTTCTGACAGCAACCATCCGGAAGCTGAACGACAGGTTCGGTAAGGTGGAATTCCTCGGCGGAGAGAACAGCCACAGTGCCACGGTATGTATGTGGGCGCTGCCTGACAAGCAGGATGAAATGCTGACTATCTATGAGGATGCACTGGACGCACACGGCATTACATCAGTTCATTCTATGAACATGATGCCGGTCGTCAAGTTCTTTTCCTCTGATACCGGCAATAGCTGCGCCACGGCAGTACCCTATTTCCAGAAGCCAGCCGGCAACTGTGTTCGCTTCACTGACGGCATTGCTGTCAAGCACACCAGAAGCAGCAACGGCAAGGACGGAGTTCCCGCCTTTGAGGAGGCGTTGGACGGTCTGTATGCACAGTTCATCGACATGACCGAGGCGCTGGACAAGTTGACCAGCGTGCAGGTCGAGCACCCTGAAAATGTGCTTATCGGCCTTGCAAACAAGCTGGGGCTGCCTAAAAAGTATGCTGACGAGGCCAGAAAGGACCTTGCCAGACTGACTGCGGGTATGCCCTTTGTCCCCATGCACGACGTATATCTGTCCATGTCGGACATCCCCTTCTACGCCAAGGAAGCCGGTGCTTCCCAGACGACCATCACGAATCTGGAGGAGCAGGTGGCGAAAATCCTTCACATGGATAAGGAATGGGCAAAGTACGACGTTGGCGGCACCGTCGAATGGGGACGCCAGAGCTACACCTTCCAGCAGGCATCGTAAAGAAAGGAGAAAAAGAAATGAGCATTTATGCCAACAACGACTTTTCCTCTCAGGAAGTTTCCTCCTTCAAGTGTCTTTTTTCCAAGTTCTGCCGCCAGCAGATTAACGAGGAAAACTGCACGGACAACGACTGCGTTGACTGCTGTGTCAACGCGGCATATGAAAAGATGTTCGAGAAGGAGGGCGGCACCGATGAGTAACATTTGCTTTGGAGACGTCGTTCTGAGCCGGGATGGGAGCGCAAAAGGGACCGTAGTTGGGCTTTCTGTCCGCTACTGTGCTGCGTGTGGGCGCGTCAGTCCTTGCGCCAATGTGCGCTGGGAGGATGGTAAACTTACCAAGCCCTGCACACGCGGCACTATGAAGCTCGTAAAGCGAAGTGAGGAGAGAGCTGTATGGCAACTGACCTGAGAACAACTGTTGCTCCTCAGGTGGAAGCCAACCTTCCCTTTCCCCGCTGCATTGCCGTTGATTTTGATGGCACGCTGTTCGTCACGGACTTTCCCCACATCTACGAACCCAAGTGGGATGTCATCAACCGTGCAAAGGCAGAACAGGCCGCTGGCACTGTTCTTATCCTTTGGACCTGCCGGCACGGGGAGCCTCTCAATGAGGCTCTCCGCGCCTGCGCGGAGGTTGGGTTGACCTTCGATTATGTGAACGAGGCCGAGCCTCTTCGTGTTGCCTATTTTGGCGGCGATGCACGCAAAATCGGCGCTGACGAATACTGGGACGACAGGGCGGTTCAAATTGCCTGAGCTGCCATTCTGAGAAAGGAGAAAAAACATGAAGGTAAGCGAGCTTATCGCCGCATTTGACGAGAAATACGCGGCTGCTGAAGAAGAACGAAGGCATCTTATCGCTGAGGGGCGTAAGAAGGATGCGGATAACATCAAGAGTCCTTTCTGGCTCAATGAGGTTATCGTCCCCTTAGCGGAGTATATCTCCAACAGAAAGGGCAAGAAGCCTTACATCTTAGGCCCTTATGGTATTGGTTCTAAGGTGAGTATTACCCTACACAGCCCCTTCGACGAGGATGGCTGCCGACTGATAGACTTCACCGACGCGGAATCACTCACGGTCGAGCCGTGCTTCGAGACCACTGAGGACGGCTCTATCGCGCTGCATTTTCGCTATGAAACCGGCGAGGTGGACACCACCTACCCGGAAGGTTCTCTCGGCGCTTATAACGAGCTGAACCGTGTTACAGAACCCGTGCCCGACGAACCGGACGAGATTTCTAAACTGTTCACGCCCCTGAACTTCAAGACAAAATAAAGAAAGGAGAAAAATGAGTATGGCTTCGATTTTTGAAGTGTTCGGGAACGGGAACACACCCGTCCGTGTCGAGCGCGATGGTGTTATGCTTTACGTTCCGTTCCGCGAGCTGAGGGGCGGTGACAAGGTTTGCCACCGTCTTCCCGATAAGCGCGAGATGTCTTTCACTGTTGATGTAGATGGTGACGCACATCTCTGCGACGATACTGACAATGGCGAGGAGCTGTATGTTGTCTATGACGAAAATGGTGATGGATACTACGCGGATATGATTACGAGAGTCACGAAGGTCATCAACGCGGTGGACCGAGATGGGCTGAATGTGGATATCACCACAATGGTGTTTTCCATCCCCTACGAGGATTTCGACCTCGAAAGGGCCATTCGTGACGCCGCTGTCGAATTCTGCCACACGAAGGACGGCTTGGATATGTACGAGCACAACTGTGGAGAATTCAACTACGGTGATTTCCTCAACGTCCCCGACGAAATCTGTACGAGGCACGGCTTCGAGCTGATGAGCTTCACGTATGGTGTGTCTGAAGTCGTTGACTTCAATACCACGTTGGTCTTTTCCGGCGACGTCTATGACGCCGACGAGGACGATGAGGACGGTGATGGCCAGTGAAAGTCGTATATCTGCTGTTTCACAAGGACAGTAAACGTCCCACAATGGTTTCCTTCACTCCCAACGGCATGAAGCGTCATATCACAAAGATGATTCGCACGGGCTCTATGGAATACTGTGCAGGCACCAAAGCAGCACAAATCCGTCGCCTCCGCGATGATTTTATGAGCACCGACCCCATCAGTACCGTAAATAAGCGGTTTAAGAACAAGTGGAGCATTGAAGCGTATATGGAGGGTGCGGTGCGGCGTTAGCCGCACCCTACCCTCACCCATAGAAAGGAGAAAACGAAAAATGTATTTTGAGTGCAATCTCCCCACGGCGGTTCCCATGTGGATGGACCCGCGTGCTGCAATCCCGTTCATCAACACCATGGCTGCCATCCGGCAGCGCATGGAGGTATTGGAGGCGGCGAAGGACCTCTGCGTCGCTGCTCTGTTGCCGGTTGAGTCGTTCGCGGAAACCGCAGCGGAGGTGTTCAAGAGGATGCAGGCAAAAAATGGCGACTTTGACGCTTTGACGCCGGAGGAGCTGCGCGATGCCGTTCTCTTCGAGAGCAATCTCTACGGCAAAACGAAGCCTCTGCCCCAGCCCCGTATGGAGTGGCCCAACGCGGAGACCGTCGTTGACTGCCGCTTTGTTTCCACCCATGAATGGGAGGCTATCCGTCATCTCGGCATTGGCGGTTCTGATGCGGCTGTGATTATGGGCTCGTCCCACTATCGCACGCAGACGGAGTTGTACCACGACAAGGTTGGAAATCCCAACCTGAAACGGGAGGATAGCAACAGCTCCGTGTTTGTTCGTGGTCACTTCTTGGAAGATGTAGTCGTGAATACGTTTTGTGCGCTTACCGGCGCCAAGCGCATCCCCGAATACAGAATGTTCCGCAGTAAGGAGTTTCCTTGTGTTACGGCGAACATTGACGCCATCGTGGAGCTGAACAACGAGTTGTTCGTCTTCGAAGCGAAAACGACCAAGGAGCAGAACTTCGCGGCGTGGGTCAACAACAAAGTCCCGCCCCAGTATATCCCCCAGATGCGGCAGTATCCCGCTGTTTTGAACGACGAGCGCATCAAGGGTACGTTTATCGGCGCCATTCTGACGCACGATTACGAGGCTGGAGACCTGTATATGGGTTCCTCCTATGACCTGTCTGAGTTCAAGCGGCGGTTTATGCCCCGTGATGCGGAAGCAGAGCACGACCAGCTTGAGGCTGAGGCAGACTGGTGGGAAACTTACGTTGAGAACAACAGCGTTCCCCAGTATACCGGCGACATGGAGAAGGAAATTCAGGTGCTCAACGGACTGGCTTCCGGGCTGGCTTCCACTGCTGGAAAGACCACCGTTACGCGCACGCTTCCCGATGACCTCGCCGGTAAGGTCTCTGAATGGCTGGAGCTGTCTGAGCAGTCTTCCCTGCTGGATAAGCAGAAAAAGGCTCTTGACGAAAAGCGAAAGTCTGCGTCCTTGCCTCTTATTGAGGCACTGGGTCCCGACATGGATACAGGACTCATCACCATCAACGACGAGACATACGAGGTCAAGAACATTCCTCGTAAGGGCACGGAGATTAAGCGTGATGTTCTGGATTTGCTCATTGACACGCTCTACGGAACAAACCCCGATTTGGCGGAAAAGTTCCGCGACTGTATCGTGGACATCCCGTGTAAAACGCGGACGTTCAGCATTAAGAAGAGCAAGATGAAGCCCGCATAATCCCATTCAGGTAAAGTAGTTTTTTCAAAAGAAATAAATTATAAAGGAGGCCGGCGACATGGCAACTATAATCCCATTCGCCGCCTCCCCTGAAGGGAGCGCGTGCGTGATGAGCAAGAATCTTGAAACAATCACCTGCGTTCCTATCTATCGACTGTACGAAAAGGATGGCTGGAAGGTCATTAAGTGCCAGAACACACAAACAGACGTTACCTTTGTCGCCACCGGCGATGGTCTGCCCTATGCGGAGGACCGTAACGTAAACCGGAACACGGTCATTACAATGACCGGATACTGGTCTGTAGGAAGTAAGTACGGCTCATCCTTCAAGGTCGAATCCTTTGAGTATCAGTTCAAGAAAACCAAGGACGCCACAATATCGTACCTATCGAGCCTGCGCTGCGGGTTCGGTCCCGCTGCTTCCGAGGCAGTATGGAAGACCTTCGGGGATATGACGTGGGATATACTGGACACCCAACCTGAACGGCTGATTGGTGTAAAGTATGGACGGCGCACTGTATCCAAGAAGATGGTCAACAGACTGAAGGTGGCTCTGAGCGAGACGAAGAAAGAGCGCGAGGTCACAAGGCTTCTTCGCAATGCGAACCTCTCTCTTCGGAAGGTACAAACACTACTCAAGGCATTCCCAGACGAGGATGTGGTGGAAATCCTGAAGCACGACACTTACCGTGTCTGCGAGGTAAAGGGGTTTTCCTTCGATATGGTAGACAGCTTCGCTCTGGAACAGGGCGTCGCTATCGACAATCCGGCTCGTCTGCGGGAGGCACTGCGATACACTTTGGACTTGGCGGCTTCCGCCGGTCATATGTGTGTCCCCGTGTCTGAATTGCCTTCCTTGATGGCAAGGGTGGCCAATAAAAATGTTCGAAGCAAAGGCATCACTGAGGAGGTCTGTAAAAAGGCCATCAACAGTGGATGCCAGCGCAAGGACATTCGCATGGCCGGACCCATGCTCTACTCCGCCAGCCGCTTTGAGCAGGAATACGGCATCAGCCGCCACATCAAACGGCTCATGCGGAATCATAAGCCCATCTCCACGGAGCGCATCAACAGGGCACTGAAGGAGTATCAGGAGGACAACGACATCACCCTCGCTGAAAAGCAGAAAGAGGCCGTGATAAGCTGTTTCCAGAACCCTGTAAGCATCATTACCGGTGGACCGGGTACAGGCAAAACGACTGTTACAAAAGCTGTTTTGTATGTGCATAAGGCTATTTACGGAGAGGATAACTCCCTCCCCTGTCTGCTGGCACCCACAGGCCGCGCTGCACGCCGTATGACGGAGCAGACCGGCGTAGAGGCATCTACCATTCACTCTGCTATTGGGTTGCGTGGCGATGACTGTGTGGGCGGCACAGATTGTGACGGACCACTGTTTGGGAACATCTTTATCATTGACGAGTGTTCCATGATGGATTCTTTTGTAGCATATAACCTGCTGCAGAAGATTCCGGGCAGAACACAGGTTGTCTTTGTTGGAGACCCTGAGCAGTTGCCATCCGTCGGCGCCGGTAATGTCCTGTACGAAATGATTCGCAGCGGCGTGGTGCCTATCACAAAGCTGGACGTTATCTATCGTCAGGCAAAAGGAAACCCCATCGTGGAGAACGCACAGAAGATGCAAATGGGGGATGTAAACCTGCGTTTTGTGAGAAAACAGTTTATGTTCATGGAAGATAACACCGGAGACCCCGCCGTTATTGAGAACGCTGTATGCGAACTCTACCAGCGGGCTATTCTGTCAAAAGGTGCTTCCAATGTAGCCCTTCTTTGTCCCTATCGGCACAAGAGTGCATTGAATGTGAACCGATTCAACAAGCTGCTGCAGGAACGTATCAATCCCCAAAGTCCTACAAAGAACTTTGCAATCTTCAATAACAAGTTGTTCCGTGAGGGCGACAGAGTGATGCAGACGAAAAACACCGATTTTGCCAAGAATGGCGACATCGGCGTGATTCACTCCATCTCCTTTGAATCCGCCAAGGACGACCCGACAAAAAAGGTAGACGTCGTGACGATTGAGTTTAACGACGACGGACATCAGCTCCGTTACGATGCAGAGCAGATGGAAAACATTGACTTGGCCTACTGTACTACAGTACACAAGAGCCAAGGAAGTGAATATTCCATCGTTATCATGGTCGTATCTCCCGAACACAAAGCCATGCTGCGTCGGAATCTGGTATATACTGGCATTACCCGCGCAAAGGACTGTGTTATCATGGTCGGAAAAGCCGAAGCCTTAAAAAAGGCTATCCTGAACAACAAAACCGACAAGCGTTATACGCTGCTTGGCGACTGGCTCTACACTGAGTTGCACGAGTCTGACGCTGACACAAACAAAAAGCAGGGTGCATAGCACCCTGCTTTTTCTCATTTACAATTATTCAGGTGTTAATGATGGCAAATACCTCATCGGGTTTCACCGTGCGAAGCATATCTTCCGGCAGCCCGTATGTACGATAAGCCCGCTCGATGTTCCTCCTGTGTTCCTCCTGTGTTATGGGCGGACGCTGCTGAAGCTCTCGCATAACGGAGAGCACCTTCATGCTAAGTCCATGCCCAAGCCCCACCTGCCTGAAGCCCTTTACCTCACCATACTTCGTGTCCACAGACATGACGAGAAGGCCAAGTCCGTCACCGTCATCGAGTTGTATATCAAAGGAGGGCAGCGAGGCGTCAATACGCGGTTCAAATGGTGTATCCATCCACGGACCGCCTCCGAAGGAGAACAAGAAGAATGGTGTATCCATGACCACGGTGAAAGCCGCCAGTAAATCTCCGTAAATAAAGGCGTCGTTTTCTTCCTTTCTTATTTCAGGGAAGCCGACAACGAGCTTCCATCCTATCGAGGAATCAAAGGACATCCGAATCACAATCTCGTTGGTGGCGAGCTCTTTTATCTTATCGCCAACCGAAATACGCTCATAATGGCCCATACAAAAGCCCCCTCTCTATCGTGCTATAAAGTATATCAGAAGAATTTCACACGTGCAATAACCACATGGAAAATCCTCATTTTTTTCTCGCCTTGTCCTGTTGACAAAATAATGAAACGTGGTAGTATAGTAGTATAATTACGAAGATATTTTTATAAGGAGGTTTATCTCCGTTTCAAGACACCATCATTTATCAAAGACAGTTATCCTTTTTGAAGGATAGCTGTCTTTTTTAATATAAAAAACTACATCAATAACCAAATCCCAACCTCACAAAAAACAAAACATTTTTGGGATTTGGTCCGCCTTCGTGCGGAAGAAAGGAGAAAATTATGTCTTATCAGAACAACAACGGTGGTATGCAGCAGGCTCCTCAGTATGGGTATCCTCAGGCGCAGGGCCAGTACCCTCCGGCACAGCCCCAGTACGGTGCGCCTCAGGGTCAGCCCGCCTATGGCTACCCTCAGCAGCAGATGCAGGGTTATCCCCAGCAGGGAGTCTATCCCCAGCAGCAGGGTCAGCCCGCTCCTGCGCCTCAGCAGCCGGCTGCACCGCAGAACGGTCAGCAGCAGGGCCGGAAGTTCTACACGACCGCCCACTTCATCAGTGCCGTGAACAGCAACGGCGAGCCCTATATCTATACCGATATTGAGGGTGCTGTCACTCGCTGCTCCGGTCTGAAGCACACGGCGGAGGGCAAGGCCTACGTCAACTTCTCCATCCCCATCCAGAACAGGAAGAGCAATCTGGACTATGCGTTTGGCGAGGGGACTCTCGTGGAGAACGAGAAGAACGTCGTGTGGGCCAACTGCACCATGTGGGAGAAGACCGCCGAGCGGTTCATGCGTATGGTGACGGCGGAAAACGGCAACTACGCCAATCCTGTGCTGTGGCTGTCCGGTTCCGCGAAGATTCAGCAGTATACGCGCAAGGATGGTACTCCCGGCAGAAGCCTGAGCATCTCTGTCAGCGACTTCCACTTCATCCGCAACCGGAGCGGTTCCTGCATGGACCCCAATGCCCAGCAGCAGGCTCCTCAGGGCTACCAGTCTTCCTTCGGCGCCCCCGCTGCCAATGGTGCCCCTGCGTATCCGCAGTCCGCGCCGCAGCAGGCTCCTCAGGGCGGCTATCCTCCCCAGCAGGCTATGCCTCAGCAGGGTCAGCCCGCCCCCATGCCTCAGCAGCAGGGTCAGCCGAACATGACCTACGGCCAGCCCGCTCCCAACGGCTTCTATGAGCTGAACGATGTGGATGACAGCGACCTGCCGTTCTAAGCCATCTGATTTCCCCGCAAAAAAATTTCTGTAAGGCAAGAGAAGGGTGGGGTCTCGAATCGTATCGAGACCCCACTTTTCGCCTAAATGCTTTTTTAAGAAAGGAGAAATGGATATGAGACTTACAAGTGAAGAACATCAGAAACTGAGAAGTAATCTTCAAAAAATCGAAGACTACATTGTGTCTGAGATTTGCCCCCATATGTGCGGCACAAGCGTGACGGTAGATTTCGGCGAAGAGAAGATGTACTACGGTGATAAAAATGGGATTGAGAACAAATACCATATCACGGTCACGGATAAATCCGTCAGTGGTCGAACCGGATACCTTGGGCTCGCCATTGTCAAAAAGGACAACGACAGCGGCTCCTCTTTCGATACCTACGTTGAAGCGGGTATGGTGCTGCTGCGCGAGTGGCCGCGCATTAAGGAGGCACTGCGAGCGCATCTTGTCAAGGTTAGCTTGAACAAAAGCGTTCTCGACACATTCGCCGTTTGAAGGAAAGGAGTTTTAAGGTATGGAGCTGAAATTTGCGCTTGATACAGTTAAACGTGACTGGCCCGCTGAATGTGTTGACGTGCGCTTCACTTTTGAGCGCATGGACAACTCCTACGCCACTGTCACGGCGGACGCCAAGGCACTCTATAAGGACTGGTTCTCCGACTGCAGGATGTGCCCTGAGAACGGAGAGTATGTCCACGGTGTCACCATCGGCACGCCCGACGGCAAGGTCTATCTGGTAGATAACATTGAACTGACCTTCGAAGAGCTGATGGAGGCACTGAAGACGTTTTTCTTCAAGTGGCCTTCCGTCGCTGACCTCAGCGACGATGGCGTTTTCCGTTGCTGTATCTGCGGAGAGGAGCTGGTGTGTAACGATGCCGGCGAAATGCCCTCTCTTTGCCCAAACTGTGGCGTGACGGTGGAATACCCGACGCCATGTATCGAGATGGAGGGGGTGTGAGGCATGGGTAGTTTCTCTTGGCTGTTTGCCGACACGAACAACACCAAAAACCTCCGCGCTGACCGCAGGGGTTACGTTGCGTGTCCCGACGGGACATTCATCTGCGAACCATGCTATGAAACCTACGGTATCTTCGATGGCAAGGATATCTACGACTTGGTCGTAGATTGGAACCGTAAGTTTATCGCCGAAAACCCTGACCACCTGCTTCCCCACGTCCACTGCTGGACGAAAGATGGTGCTTTGGTAAGAACGACCTATCGGCTGAAGGATTTCCCATGGTATCCTGTCGTCGCCGACCTGTCGATTCCCTTCGAAGACCTGCATGATGCGCTCATTGCACATCTCAAGAAGGAGCTTGGCGATAAGTTCTCGCCCTACAGAACGGAAATCCGCAACATCGGCATTGACATTGCGTGCTATGACGAGGATAACGCATCTCTCCCCTATCCCATCAAGATTACCAGCAAGAAGACAGGTATTTGCTATGAGGAACTTCCTCCGAGTAAATGGGACCCTGAACAGGGACTCTGCGAGTACCGTCCGAGGTATGTATGATGGCCGGACGTCCTAAGAGCATTGTCACGCAAGCAATGGTCACGTCGGTGAAGAAGCGGCTGAAGGGTGCGAAAAAAGGCTGCACAGTATCCGTTTCCGAGGGTACGTGGCTGCACTTTGGCTCAGTTGGTATCACTCTTCACAAGGTTGGTGAGCTTAATCTCACAAGGACGAAGCACGTCAACCGGTGGCAGGAAAAAACAATAAAGCAAATCAATGAAGAACTCCACAATTCACCGTGGAGACCGTAATTGCGGTGGAGGACGACATGGAAAAGACCTACATTCCAAGCGAAGAAGTAAAATCAATGGTCGTCCGCCTTCAGCGGTCCGGTGCTGCCTCCGGCAGCACTGAACTGCTGGCCGCAGCGGAGATGCTTTCTTCCCTGCTTCGTGAGCGTGAACTCGCCGTACATTGCATTGATGAGGTGTTTAAGGCAGTTGCTGATTTGCCACAGCACCCTGCTGACGCATACTTCAGTATTCTGCGCTTTCGCAAAGAAACAGGACGCCACAAAACGCTCATTTGAAAGGAGAACCTACAGATGTATAACCCCTGTCACAACTGCCCGCGCCCTAATGTGGTGCGTGTAAATGAGGGCGGAAAGCCATTCTTCCCTGAGAAGAACGAGGACTACTACGACCCTCTTGTTTGTCCGCAGATGTGTACCTGTGGAGCGACCCGTGAGAAGGCAGAGCTGCTGGAGCAGAAGCTCCACACCGTCAGCCGCACCTGAAAGGTCGCAAAAAAAGAAAGGAGAAACGAATCATGGGCAAAGGTAATGTTTCTGTTCATGGTCCTTATGAGGCCGTCTACTACATTTCCAACAGCTTCCTTCTTGTCTATCGAGAGGATGAGCCCTATAAAGAGGAACCGGAAGTTCGTCTGCTGAATGATATCCCCTGCTGTGAACTGGACACCTGCCGGTGGCTGTTCGATGAGGAGGGCTCTATGAACGAGGAGGCCGATGTGTTGGAGTGTATCGTTGATACACTGGGACACCGCTTCCGCAGCATGACGCCTGTGTTGGGCGAAAAGTGGGTTTCCAGAACACAGCGGGTGATTATGGAAAACGAGCTTTTCGCCATCGCGGTCGAGGACAACGAGAACTCTCTTGCCGTTGAACTTCTTCAGAAGGAAGTAAAGTATGACGAAAGAATTCTCGGCTTCCAGAAACGGCATTTCGAGCGTTATAGAGACGCTTTGAGGGATGCTATGCTGGAGAGAGTCCCCGAAATCAGCTTCCCGACAAGCGCATGGACTTCCGGTACTATCAGGGCTGAGGACTTCATCAAGAAAGGAGAATAACTATGGGTTACAACTACCCCCCTGAATTCGAGAGAATTCAAAAGCTGCACGAGCGTGCTGAAGCTGCGTTGATAGCTATTTCCGGACAGTTTGAAAAGGGAGCTTGTCACGATGACGTCTGCCAAGCTGCCCTCGATGACTATGACGCCTTCTCCCGCACTGTCGAGCAGTCTAACAATGGCGACCCCGACAGATTGGAAGACTTCATTAAATGGGCAGCAGCTCAGGCGCTCGCAAAGTACACGGCGCACGGCGGGGACTACCGCCCTACGGTAGAGGACCCTGCCGGCGCAACTCCCGATAAGGAGTATGAGTCTAAGGCCATCGCGTTCATTGGCGCACTTGTCAGTACGGGACGCAAAGGCATCAGAGACCTTGTGCTGTGGCTGCTGGAGAAGACGGATTTCTTCACGGCACCCGCAAGTGCTAAGTATCACTCAAGCTACTGCGGCGGGCTTCTGGACCACTCAGTCAACGTATTTATGCGTCTGAACGACACATACTTCACGGAAATTGAACGGAATGGAAAGACGCTTTCCGAGGGGGAGAGGAAGATGGTCAATGATAGCATTGCCATCTCCGCACTTCTTCACGATATCTGCAAGGCCGATTTCTATAAATGGGACAGCAGAAATGTGAAGGACCCCAAAACCGGACAGTGGAAGAAGGTGCCTTGGATTTCCTATGACGAGAAGCTCCCGTTCGGCAGCCACGGCGATAAATCTGTGTTTCTTGCAGAACGCTATATTCGCCTGACGATGCCGGAGGCGTTTGCAATCCGTTTCCACATGGGAGAGTATTCCACAGATAAGAATACCTCAGCGGCCTTTACGCGCTATCCTCTGGCTTTTCTTCTGCATCGCGCAGATGAAACAGCTACATATATCGACGAGAACCTGCTTCTGCAGGGTATCTCCGATGACGGAGGGAATGTGTAATGGCCGGGTATTCCGGCTACTCGATGAGCAACAACGCTGTGGATGCTTATGAATCCGGCGAAAAACCGCGTTCCAAGTGGACCAAAGCAGCCATACTGAACGCAATCGAGGCCGAGGTTTTGAACGGAACGCTGTCTCTTCAATGCAACATTGAAAAGCTCAAGCAAGCCCCGCTTTCTTTCTTGCGGACAAAGGTTCTGCAGTATGCGTCATGGCACCATACGAGCAAGTATTTCAACGGAACCGACTTCTACTCTTTAGATACTGATTATCTTGCTTCTCTTACAGACAAGAGAATCAATGAAGACGTTGAAAGATGCAGGAAGGAACAGTCTCAGGCGAAGAACCACCGAACCGTTCCTGAAAGATGGCTTTGTTCTTTCTTGGTGTGGGGCGGAACTCGAAACCATCCGAGTTCAAAACGATACGTTGAAGAAGGCATTATTATCGGCGATTTTTTCCATAGAGCAGATGGCAGTCGAAAGAAGGTCTCTGCAAATGGCTTTCAACGCATCAAACGTTTGGATGAGACGGAGGACGAGTCAATTTAGAACCACAAAATACAAAAAAAAAAGACCACCTTACGGTGGTCTTTTTTTACGTGGACGGCTTATTGGTGGAAATGGGAACATCCTCTACCCCTGCAACCTTTTTCATGTTGCTCCATTTGTGTTCGCTTTCTCCTATGAGTTTTGCGATTGTGTTCCATGTTGGCGTTCCTTGAGTGCGTTGCTGATTGTACTGATTGCCCGTTGCCGGCTTAATTCTCTTGTATTCCTTTTTGAATAGTTCCAGCCACTTCTTTTTGTCTATTTTCTTGCTGGATAATAGGTCATACCGCCAGTTATCGGGAATACAGTCAGGAAATGTTTCTTTAATCCAAAGCCGCCAATTCATCTTCACCACATTATTGAATGTCTCCGGCGAAGGCAACTCAGGGATGCCAAGGAGGTCTTCCCTGCTTGGGGTACGTCCATTTTGAATAATGAAACCTTCGACACGCTGACGAATAAGCTCTTTTGTCCAAAATGTTCGTCTAAACACATGAGGTCTTTTCCTCCCTGCGAAGGACACCCTATCGTCCGTTATGCACAAATTAGTTTCTATAACTCTCAGCGGATTGTCACCACGCTTGTTGTACCTCGGCAGCTCCAAGAGGTCGATAAGGGCTATCCATGACGCAATGCCAAATCGTGCGGCTAAGGACTCCCAGTATGGGATAGTTTTACTTTTCTTTGAGTTGAACTCGTGCTGCGTTGCAGGCCTTATTCTGTAATACTCTTTTATAAAAGCATCCTTTACTTCATCCACATCATCATACGCCTTTCCACCATAAATTAAATCTGTGGAAGATTTTTTTGTATGACAAGGATATCTTTCCAATAGCCATTTGAAAGATGTCTTACCAAACGAGTTCTTAAAAACGTCCGCAGACGGAAGTGAATGGTTTTCAAGGAAACTTTGTCTCGTTAGAGGTTTACCATTACTGTTTGCGAGGTAGCTCTCAACAGAAGCAATTATACCGAGCTGCTTCCACGTAAGGGACTGGTTATTTTGCTTGATTTCCTCCAATTTTTTCAAAGCAAGGCAGAGGTCGTCGCTCATAGAATATGAGTTAGAATTGTTCTTGAAATAATCAAGAATTACGTCAAATGCTTCGTTTTGTAGGAGGTAGAGTTTGGTTTTCACGAAAACACGCTCCTCGGAATACCAGCCTCAGAGTTTTTTCATCTTCACAACACCATCGGCATAGTGTTGGAAAGGAGAAAAAACGACCCTTTTGCTGGAATTGGATTTTAGTTTTTAGAAAAGCAAACGCGCCTCAGAAGAGGCGCGTTTCTAATTTTTATGCGCCTTTTCTTTTGAGAATTTTACTATCTTTCTCAGTATGGAAAGTGTAGTAAACCTCAACACGTCCGTTGTGATGCAAAATAACCTTCTCAACACAATCACGAACAAGAGTTTGGCGCTCCATAGGAGTAAGATGGGGCCAGAGGTCTCCAATAGTCTGAATTTTCTCACGGACGTAGTTGATGTGCTCTTCCTTGAGTTTCTGCGTTTCCTCGCTTGCAAGCTGTCTCTGCAATACGTGGAGCTGTCCTCGCACATCCTCAATGCGCTCGTACACCATGGGGTCTCCGATGTCGGCATAGAGCCCATATAGGCGCCTGAGAGACTCCTTCAGCTCATCTATCCGGTTCGTCAGGATTTCTGCTGCACTTGCAGGCACGTGGGTGTCGTCAAAATCGTCGAGAGAAATGTCAGTACCAATGTCAAAAAGTTTTGAGATAACAACCTTCTCAAGTTCATCTGCGCGAACGCCCTTGTTTGGACAATCGGGGTCCTTAACCATGTTCTTTTTACACGTGTGCGAGTAGCAGACGATACGGATATACTTCCCCCACTTCATGTACCGCATTCTGGCGCCACAATCTCCGCAGAAAACAAGCCCGGTAAGAAGATAATATTTATTGTTGCCGCAGACTGCGAGGTTTTCCTTCCCACGGCGTTCCATTTCTGCAGCCACGAGCATGAACCGCTCTTCATCAATCAAAGGCTCGTGGAAACCCTTGTAGTCTTTGCCTTTGTAGTTGATGTAGCCGCAATATGTGCGCTTGGTGAGAATATTCCTCACGAGCTGTTCGCTACTTAGTCCGAGCATATCCGCAATTTTCTGGCAACTATAGCCCTTGATGTAGAGGTCGTAAGCCTGTGGCACTTTTGGCGCGTCAGCATTTGGGATAAGGGATTTGCTTGTCTTGTCATAATCATAGCCAAACGGAACATTTCCGCCGCCACGCCAATATCCCGCACTTACACGACCCATCATTCCAATACGGGTTCTCATATAGATATTCTCGCGTTCCAACTGAGCGAAGACGCTCAAAATACCTATCATCGCTCGTCCATATGGAGTGGTAGTGTCAAGGGCCTCGGAAATGCTTACAAAATCCACTTCGTTCGGAAGAAACACATCCTCAATTAAATAAAGAGTATCCTTCTGACTTCTGGATAGACGGTCCAGCTTGAAGACGACAACCGCCTTCAGCTTCCCTTCCATCGCATCGGATATCATTTCCTGCATTGCCGGTCGATTTAAGTTGCTGCCGCTGAATCCGGGGTCCGTGTAGAATTTCGCGTTCTCCCAGCCTTTTACGGTACAAAAGGCCTGCAATTTGGCTGTTTGGTCAGGTATAGAATATCCCTGCTCCGCCTGTGCATCGGTAGATACACGAACATAACAGCCGACGACTTTTTCTGGAGACGTATCTTCCATCAGGTCCTTTAACCCCAAAAGAGACTTGCTTTCTTTCTTGCTTTTCGTGTTGCTTGTTGAGTTTCTTGGTTTTTTTATTGTGTTTTTTGTTGAGTTATTTTTTGCGTTTTCTTCTTTTGTTGTTTTCTTCTTTCTTTCTGTAGGCATAAGTCCCCTTTCCTATAAGTTACGCCCTCTGCAAAGACGTTCACCTATATTATACAACCCACATAAAAAAATGACAAGTCGTAAGTTCTTGGGAAAAATGCCCATCAGGGAGTATCCTGATGGGCGTTCGCGGCATCTTCAAGCCGCTTCCAAGTCCTCCTGAAGAATGATTGCAGTAAAGAGTCGCTGTAAACCATTCCGGCAAAGGATTCTCGTTCTTCATACTCCCCATCAACAGTTATATATCTGCTCGTTTCTAACTTGGGGTCTATGGTTTCAACGGGACGTGCCATTTTTATCATTTCCTTTCAGAACTGGGATATGTAAGATTGGATGCGCCGCCGCACAACCAACCTCAAATATCCTTCAGCATCAGCGGCCAGCGGTTAAACCGGAGTAAAATACGCTATGACGACGTTTTGCCAGCCGTTGTAACAGGTGTAAAGGGTAATTCCTCCACTGTTGTTGTACGCAACATCGTTTCCGTCATTATCAGTCAGTTCCGTGCCTTCATTGTGCCCATACTCCACCCCAGTACAAACATATTCTGTTCGACTGTTTCCGTAATCCATATATCCCACCGCACCAACCGCGCAGTTGGCTATGGCAGAAAAGCCCTGATAGTTGTGGTCTGCAATGAGATACTGGCTCCCATACGCACTGTAGCCGGCACTATCGGCAGCGTCACAAATTGCCTGTCCGTACTCGAAGGAATCGCTTCCAAGCACATAGGTGAAGCAAGCGACATCTATTCCAATAGAAGGGATAGACCAACGCCCAACGGCACCTCGCTGTTCGACAGCGTAAACGGCACACCTATTCTGCGAGTGCCCTGCGCTGCCGCAATAGCTGCAGGCTGCTGCGGTTTCCGGTGCGGGCTCAGGCACGGGGGTCGCCACAGAGGGTTCACCCGCAGGGGTAGGAATCTCCCCCGTGGGCGTGTCTGAGTCCACTCCACTTACGGCAGTTCCTTTTGTAAACCACTCAGGAGGCAGGTATTTATCCTTCGCAACGGCGTCAGCGGACACAGAGAGGTCATCAGTAAAGTAATCGAAAGGCACCGAAGCCTCTGCACAAGCCATATGTAAAGATGATGCACTTACCAGCAAAAAGGCAGCCAGCGTAACAGCGCGGCGGGAAATCTTCTTTGTTTTCATTAAAGCTGCACCCCCTTCAAGCAGGCTGGAATGTCACGATAGCGACATTGAAATTATGGTCAAGACAGGTATACAAAGTGAGCCCATCCGGATTAAAGTATGAAGTATAGACACTGTCGCCATCGGCGCCGGTAAGATAGCCACCGGGGTTGCGACCATGCTGGATGCCGGTGCAAACATAGGTCAGGACAGAGTCGCCCATGTCGATGTAAGCGTAGGTGCCTTCGGAGCAGTTGTTGATGGCGGAGAAGCCCTGATTATTATGGTCGCCAATAACGGTCTGGCCGAGATAGACGATTTGTGCTGCGCTGTCCCATGCATCTGTAACGGCCTGCGTGTAGTTGTCACTCTCGGTGGTATGCTGCAGAGAGTACCAAGTGACGTCGTAAACAGCCACGTCAACACCGACAGAGGGAATCCGGAGCCGTCCAACGGCGCCATTGTCCACGGCACGGACGGCACAGTAGTCTTTGGTGTGTTCTGCGCTGCCGCAGTAGGAACAGGTGGTTGGAGTTTCCTGAACAGGCTCTTCGGAGGGAGTCGCTTCAACGACGACAGCATCGTCTGCCTGAGGCTCGTCCTCTACGGGAGTTTCAGTGCTTCCATGCTCATCGGATGTCTCGTTTGCTTCGGGAGTCTGAGCATCAGAATTTGCGTCCTTTTCCTCGTTCTGCGCGGCTTCTGCTACTGCCAAAGGCGGAGAGCTTTCACGTGATGCGAAAGCAGGCAGCATGGAGATGGCAAAGAGACCACCGATAAAGGCCAGAATGATAACGGTGAAGAGTGCCCACCGAGGGATTTTGAATTTCGTTTTCACGGTTTTGTCCTTTCTTAGAGTAGAGTGGGTGTCTGGCGCTTATACCGGCGTCCAGTAAGTGATGTAAATGTTGGTCCAGTGGTCAAGGCAGGTGTAGCAAATCACGGTGCCGGAAGAATAGTTGCTGTAGCTCATTATGTTTCCATTTCCATCGAGCATCTTTTCGCCGGTATTGTGTCCGTATTCAACCTGATAGCACTCGTAGTAAGTTGCACCATCACCAAAATCCATGTAGGCTTTTGCGCCAACAGAAATATTGGAAAGTCCACAGAAACCTTGGTTATTGTGGTCCGCAAGAACACCAACGCCGCCGCAAGTCAAGAAAGCTGCACTGTCGGAACTGTCAGTAATTTCCTGAACATAGGATTGGTCTGCATCCCAGTTACACGAGTAGGCCGCTACATTACAGCCAACAGACGGAATCACCCAGCGCCCATAGGCACCATTGGCGATAGACCTCTTTGCACAGATTGAGGAACTATGGTTCTCAGAGCCGCAGTAGGAACAGACTATCGGAACGACTTCCTGTACTTCCTCCACGGCGTCGGGGTCATCTTCAGAGTTCTCTACTTCTGTGATGTCGGAAAGAGGGTCGAGAACTCCTTCCTTCAGTTCCAGAACATCTTGCTGCGTTTTTTCCGACAGCTTGGTGTCGTCCATCTGGGCGGCAACCTCTGCTGCAGGAGGTGATTTGTGGTTCGAGCGTTCTTCGGCCTGTGCGAGTGTCACGTTGGCGGAGAGAAAGTAGAAAACGGATACTGCGACGAACAGGAACGTAAAGAGTGCAGTCTTGAAAATCCCCCATTTTACTTGTTTTTTGCTTGTGCTTTCCAAAAATTGTCATCCCCTTTCAGAGCATAAAAAAGCGGAAGGACAGTCTGTGTTAGACTGTCCTTCCTTATAATTCTATACTACTATATTTCGATATTTTGTCAAGTTCTTCGAGCGAACAAATTTGCGGAGCAAGCAAGCGACCGGTGCAATCTCTTACTGCACAAGGTCGAAGTAAGCGAGGAAAATACCGTTTCCTCCACCGTAGCAAGGTCTTACAGATGAACTCGCCACCGGATGTTGCTCAGATTTTCCACTTGCCGTCCACCCCTTTCAGAAACAATATGTTACGGGGTATACAACCCTGTTGTTTCAGAGTCATATATGCCGCTGCCGCAGTTATTCTGTGATACACAACCCTGTCGTTTCAGGGTTCTATATACCCGACACAGGCATATTCAGTTCCCCAAAGGTGCCGGTATCATCTCTCACATGATTACCAGCCAACAGAGTATTCCTGCTTCCACGACAACCATGCATCTCCACAGGCGTTAATTCCGGTTATACCGTCCGTACTCGTTTTTAATAGATTTCAAAAGACCAAGTAGGATATTCAGCTTTCAGCAGCTTCCACTTGAGGTTGAAATCCTTGGTTGTACGATACTTCTGCGTTGTGGTGTCGAAGGGCTTTACGTCCTCCACTACCCGTTTTCCATCACGCACATATACCGCATCGGCCTTGTATGTAATACCTGAGACTTTCTGACCACGATACTCAAACTCAGTAATAATGGTCAAAGGCACCTGCCGGCGAAGGTCATGGATATGTCCGCCGCGCTCCAGAACCTGAAGCTCTTTCCAGCGATGGTATTCCTTCTTGCTGTCATAGACAGCGATAGGAATGTCACCATTGTTGCGGGGCTTACCGAAAAAGGCCAGCCCATCGGCGTACTCGTAGACCTTTACGTTTCTATATTTTGCGGCCTTATTCGCCTTGGAGCGATGTTCGCGTGTGTTGTTTGCACCATGCACACGGAGGCGGGGGTTCTTCTTCATCATTGCGTTGAACTCTTTCTGCGACATATACATTACTTTTCGGCAGCCTCCTCGAACATCTCCATGCATTTTGTGTAGTTGTTAGATAGCGCATCAAATGAGCAGCTATCGCCGCCGGCATCAGGATGATATACCTTTGCCAGCCGCCGGTAGTGGAGTGTGATTTCTTCCTTGGATATAGGAGGCTCTGCGAAACCGAGAGCGATAAAACAGGCATCTAATGACTTGGAGCGCATCGGCAGGGCTTTCATGCCGGCCACCCATGTAGACAGGTCGTAGATGCCTCGTTCGACCATACGGGCGAGGTCTTCCAAAGAGAGCACGACCTGTGCAAAGGCATCGGAGCCGTACTGCAGGGAGATGCCGTGCTCTTGAGCGTTCTTCACACTGTGAGAAAAGCGATAATATTCCCCCTTGTACCTGAACTCAACCCAACACTCCTGACGACTCCAGTCGTAGTTGTAGTCGCCTTCTTCGATACCAAGCCGCGCCATTACGCGCACCAACTTGTCCTCATAGAGTTCAGGGGAACTATATATCTTTTTTGAGGCCATCCAGAGACCTCCTTTCAACTTCAAGTTGTCCTAAACGAATACCTACACCCATATCATATATAATCTGGTACACTACCCTGTTGTTTTAGCCCGTTATGTACCTAAAAGGAATAACTGAGGTATCACCCCGTTATTTCAGGCCCTTATACACCTTAGGATTGAAAGTTGGAGCGCGGTTAAGGGGTATACAACCCTGTTATTTCTGGGCGCTATACACCCTCGCCCTTCTCGTCAAAAGGTGGCCGTTTGGTATACAACCCTGTTATTTCTGGGCTCTATACGCCTGTCTCCTCAAGCGACAGATTATATGGTATACACCCCTGTCATTTCAGGGCCTCATACACCCAACACAGGCATATTCAGTTCCCTTAGCTGCTGGCATCATCTCTCACATGAAAACCAGCTAACAGAGCATTCCTGCTTCCACGATGACCATGCATCTCCACAGGCGTTAATTCCGGTTATACCGTCCGTACTTGCTTTTAGGTATTTAGCGAAAAGCGGCGCAGCCGCCGGAGTAGGGCCTGCGCCGCTGTGTGTCTGCTGCCAAGGCCAACTCAGATGCGGTCCACATTCCCGTTGGCGACAGAATAGACACCGGAAATGTCGATGGTTTCATAGGGCTCATCAAACATTCCCAACTCATGTGCAATGAAAGCGATATGCAGCTCGTCCTCGTCTGCTTCAATGCTCTCGTCCTCACGAGCCCGCTGAAGCAGCTCATTACGGGCAGCGACCCAGTTCTTCTCGATAATTTCGAGATTATTCTGAAGGTGCTCGTCATCATTCTTAATGACCATCACACCAATGACGGCATCGTGGTCATTACTGATGAATACGACGACGGGCTTTTCGGGTGTATTGGTGTTGCTCATTTCTTTGTCCTTTCACGTGCGGCTTTGACCGCCATCTTTTCCTTACACTTTTCGTCAGGCTCCCACCTATTCCAGCGGGAACAACTCTTACAGGGTTCTTTGGTCGTCGTAGTTTCCTTGTTGATGCAATCAAGGCATCCACGGCCAACGTTCACAGCGTCCATCGGTTATTAACCGAAGAAGCCGGAACCGAAGTCGCCACCGCTGTCAGCGGGGAAATTGAAGTTACCACCATAGGGAACTTCCTTGGCGGGAGCAGCGGGCGCAGGAGTCTCAGGAGCGAAACCACCGGCGGGAGCAGGCGCTTCGGGAGCTACAGGCGCAAAATCCTCCTCAGGTTCAGAGACCAGAGGCATGGGGATAGCAGGAGAAGCAGCGGGTGCTGTCTCAGGCGCAGGAGCAGCAGGCTCGGCGGCGGGAACGTCCTCTGCGGGGGTATCATCAGCACCGGACTCGGTTCCATCCACGCGGCTGCGGGCAGCGGTAGCAACGAACTGGCTCAGGTCCATAGAGAACTTCCACTTCTCATGCCGGATGGAAGACACGACGATGTTCGCATCCACGGGGAACAGCTTGCCGCCGTATCTGCTCTTCAGCAGTTTGGCAGCGGATGCCTCGTCCAGCACGGCGGGAAACTCGATGGGGTTCTGGTTGTCAACGTTGATGACTCCATTGACGACAGATACGACGCCATAGCTGACGACGCTGACGGTGAGAGTTCTGTTGATAGAAGGTTCCATATTCTTTATTTCCTTTCTTGTTTTTAAGAATTTAAGAGGAATGTTTTGTCATTTCGACAAAACGCTCCACACAGCGGAGGGAAGAACCATAATTACGAATGGTAAAACCCTGTTATTTCCGGGTGGTGTATACCACGCCTGTGGAAATGCCATCATTGACGAAGGGTATACAACCCTGTTATTTCCGGGTGGTGTATACCAAGCACAGGTATTCAGTTCCCCGAAAGTGCTGGTCGCCACCTCTCACATAACAAACCAGCCAACAGAGTATTCCTGCTTCCACGACGACCATGCATCTCCACAGGCGTTAATTCCGGCTATACCGTCCGTACTCGTTTTTTATTTCCTTGGCAATGTGTGCAATCATTGCACACTTTATTTACTTGGTATAGGGCACTTTAGGCGGGCTTCTGCTCGGAGGCTATGCGCTGACCTTCGGACAGCACGACCTGTGCCAGCGCCTCGTCATGCTTTGCTTCCGGTGCTACGGTGGCGGTATCTACATCCACCAGCGTGCGTCCAGCCCAGTCCGCCTTATACTTTATCATACCGGTAAGTTCAGACCAGCCGGCATCGAGGATGCTTTTAGCCTGCTCATTGCCCTCAACTAAGGGCTTAACGGCCACCTTCTCAACGGCAATAAGCTGGTTTGCGTTGACAAGTTCACGGCTGATTTTATGCCGGTAGTCATTGCGCTGATTGGCAATATGCTCATGGACGCCGGCTACCTTGCGCCGCTGCTTCTCGTAGTTGGCAGAGCCTTTTTTCTTACGGGATAGACGCCGCTGCTCACGGGCCAGCCGCTTTGCAGACTTGCTCAGATGCTTCGGGTTCTCATAGTGAACGCCGTTGCTGTCAATAGCCAACTCCTTCAGGCCGAGACTGATGCCCACTTCGCCGTCCACAATAGGCAGCGTGTCTCGCTCTACTTTACAGCAGACAGATGCCCAGTATTTTCCGGTAGCAGACCGAGAAATAGTGACCTCGCGGGGAGACCCTTCGATGGGGCGCCCCGTCCCTCGCCTGAGCTTGTTGATTTTCTGATACTGCCCTCCAAACGGAACTTGAATGTAATCGTCCGTCACATAGATAGTACCAGCGGTCGTAAAACTCTGGGTCGGATGGGACGCGCCCTTAAATTTGGGATAACCGGGCTTCTCCCCCGCTTTAATGCGGCGGAAGAACGCTTTTCGCGCCTCAAACAAATCAATGATGGCATATCTCTCTGCCGTACAGCCGCAGTCCGCAAGCCAAGGCCAGCGCTCCCGCATCTCCGTGAGAACCTTCATACAGTCGAAGGTCGTCATCTTCTCCTGTCGGCGCTCATAGATTTTGGAGGTTTGTTCAAGGAAATGGTTCCACACAAACCGGCAGCATTTGAAAGTCTTCTCGATGATTTCGACCTGCTCATCAGTCGGGTAAATGCGATACTTAAACGCTTGAAATGTAGTTGGCATAGAAATCCGTCCTTTCGCAAATAGTCGGCACCTCTCGCAGCAACCATCCAGACTGCGAGAACACCGGACCCCACGCAAACAAGCACAGCATAAAAGGCAGCACCCACGTCTGGAATACGCCAACAACCTCTGCGCTCGGCCCGCGTTTACTTATTTTTCCGGCTTCCCTTGTCCCGCGAACCATGCAGGCGTTCGCGGAGACTTTTGCTCATCTGCTTTCGGCTACTGAAAGCGCAGAGTTTCACCCTTATCACGCCACCGCCCGCAAAACAGGTACAGGCAGCTCGCTTCTCACGCTTCAGGCGACTTTTGCGCTCGCCGATGTTGTCCGAAAAACACAGGACAAACAAGCAGATAAAGAAGAAGGACACACTTTACGGTGTCCTTGGAGCGGACGACGGGACTCGAACCCGCAATGACCAGCTTGGAAGGCTGGTGTCTCACCAAATTAGACGACATCCGCGCATATAAAAACACCACAAAAGCACATGGTTTTAATGGAGCTGATGGAGGGCCTTGAACCCCCGACCTGCGGTTTACAAATCCGCCGCTCTGCCAACTGAGCTACATCAGCATAGTCGTGAAGCCCCCGCACAACGAGGCTGAAAGCACTTTTCAAAAGACCTGTTACACGGGGGCTTCACTTGAAGGAGAATGAGTATGGAATGGAGCTGACGGTGGGGGTCGAACCCACGACCTGCGCGTTACGAGTGCGCCGCTCTGCCTACTGAGCTACACCAGCATTTTGGTGGTGCTGGCAGCCTCCGCTTATCACGTGTAATCCCGTCTGCACGGAGGCCGCCAGCGCCGAAGAGAGTTGATGTCGGCGGGGTGGGTAGAACGCCGGCTGGCAATAGCGGCTGGAGTTGAACCAACATATCGTTACCTGTGAGAGAGGTACGGCATTACCAGTTATGCTACGCTATCATATTGAGAGATGTTTCTGTGTCCGCTGCTCGTTAAAAAAGACGGAGGCAAAGATAGAAGCAGCGAAAACAGAAGGCGCGTCGTGCGGACTCGAACCGCCAGAACCTCCCCGCATAGAGAACAACGCGAAAGTCGAAGCAGCTCCCGCACACTTCCCTCAGGGAGCTGACTTTATTGTGCTTATGAGTGTAAATAAAGAAAGAAGAAAACGGGACGGGCAACTTAGGCGCTTATTCTTACAATCGCAAGAATATTGTCATTTTAGGTACAAGCCCTTCGAACGAGCCTTTCTTGCCCCGTCCACGCTGTTATACTAACACGAACATATAAAAATGTCAAGTCTAATTATCAGTAAAAAAAGCTATACCGCGAGTTTATACGCCATGAAGCGTTCTGCACAAACTAAAGCAAGCTGTATTTTACGAAAAGTAGTTGGCAATAATAACGAATATACAAAAGAACAGGGGTTGACATCCCGTAAATTTTCTCTCTAATACGCTTGACAAAATTTTATGTTCGTGTTTATAATAAGGGTGTGTAAGCCCTCTTTATAAGAAGTAAGCAAGAAGCCTCGGTGATTTATTGCCGAGTAGTTCACGAAAAGCACCCCGACACCCTGACATTTTTCCCACCAAACGGAGGTGAGAATATATATGAAGCTATCCGTCATTGGAGTAAACGCACAAAAAGAAAAGCGTTTCGAGAAAAAAGGTATCCACTCAGCAGAAGACCTTCTGCGTTATATCCCAAAAAGCTATAAGGACTACCGGCAGCTTGCAACGCATCTCATAGATGGTGCGGAGCAGGCTTGTCTTGTGCGTGTAGACGAAGTAAAGTCCTTCGGCCAAGAACTGCGCTATAAGGGTTCTTATGTGCAGACTTCCTCCCATGTCCCTATGATTATCGCACACTGCACTGTGCTTCCAAGCGGAGAAAAACTCGTTATTACATGGTTCCGGCAAAACTACCTCTTCCGCAAGATTTCCACTTGCACAGGGCAGGAGGTTTATGTGGCCGGAAAGGTCGGATACAGCGAGAAATACAACAACTACACCATGACGGCACCGGAGATTTTCGAGCCTGCCTATGGGCAGGCACCGGGCATTCGTCCTGTGTACGCTCAAATCGGAGGCGTGAGCGATGCCTACCTGAGAGAAAAGATTCAGGAGGCTTCCGACAGAACTATCGGGCTTATTGAAACGCTTCCCAATGATTACCTCGACAAAAAGGGTCTTTCAAGCCTTTGGACTTCACTCAAGAAGCTGCACTTCCCCGTTACCGAGCAGGATATTAAGGACGGTCAAACCCGACTCCTTCAGGAAGACCTCGTATATTTTGCTATGGCTAACGAATGGGCCGCACGAAAGATTTCTAAGGGTAGCCAATTCTCCGTCAAGACAAACGGCTGGATTGAAAAGATTAAGAATACCCTGCCCTATTCTCTCACAAAAGACCAGATGGACGCGATTGAGAGCATGACTCAATTTGCAGCAGACGGGCACCGCATCAACGCGCTTGTGCAGGGCGATGTCGGTTGTGGAAAGAGTATCGTTGCATTCTGCCTTATGATGACTATGGCCGAGAATGGGTATCAGGCAGCGGTGATGGCTCCCACGCTGGTGTTGGCGCGTCAGCACTACGAGGACCTCTCCGCTCTGGCGGAACCGTTTGGCGTAAGCGTCGTTTGGCTTGGCAGCGATTTGAAGACGAGCGAAAAGAAAAAAGCCTTGGCCGTCATCAAGGAAGGCAAGGCGCAACTCATTGTTGGAACACAGTCCATCATTGGAGAAGATGTGGAGTATAAAAATCTCGCCTTAACCGTAACGGATGAGGAACACAAGTTTGGCGTTGACCAGCGTACAGCGCTCATCGAAAAGGCTTCAGGCGGTGTTCATTCTATTACTATGTCTGCCACCCCCATCCCCCGCAGTCTGGCTCAGGTAATTTATGGGGATACCGTGCAGCTCCACACCATTAAAACGATGCCGGACGGACGTCTTCCAGTTATTACCGGTATTGCCACAAGTAAAGAAAAAATCTTTCGCTTCATTCTGCTGCAGAAACAAAAGGGGTATCAAACCTATGTTGTCTGTCCGCTTATTGATAGAAGCGAAAAACTGGAAGGCGTACAGTCTGTCGAGGAGGTCAGCGCAGAATACCGTTCTGTTCTGGAGCCGTATGGCGTCCGCATCGAAACAGTAACAGGCAAGATGGGAAAGACAGAAACGGAGGACATTCTCTCGCGATTCAAGGATGGTCAAGTAGATGTGCTTGTCAGTACAACCGTTGTGGAGGTTGGCGTAAATGTCCCTACCGCGACAATGATGGTCATTGTAAACGCGGACCGTTTCGGGCTTTCCAGTCTGCACCAGTTGAGAGGGCGTGTAGGGCGGAGCAGCGTACAGTCCTATTGTGTGCTGGAAGCAGGCGCGTCGCCCACGCCGGCTGCGATGGAGAGACTGAACGCCATGGTACAGACCAATAACGGGTTTGAAATTGCAGAGGCGGACCTCCGCATTAGAGGTGCCGGAGATTTCCTCGGCACAGAACAATCCGGATGGAACCGATATATGACCCTTATGATGGCATACCCCGCTGAGTACGAACAGGCAAAGGAGGACGCAAAGACACTTTTGAACAGAGGAAAAGGTTCCTGCAAAATGGTCGATTCCATAATCGCGGGAGGTCAGGAGACCGACAATACCGCAAAGGAGGCATCAAGAAAATGAGTGCTATTTATAAAAGAACAAATCCTACAAAGCCGGCACGAGCTGGAGACGATATAAGGTACGGAGAAAACGTCTCAACAACTGTCTATACCTCTATAGTCCTGCTCCTCCGCAAATTAAGAATTGCGGAGGATGCAGGCAACATGGCAAGAGTAAACAACATTATCACAGACACCACGCCATACAGGGCAGAAATGAAAAAGCTGCGGTTAGCCGAACAGCTTAATTGTCCAGAAGAAAAGCTGCCAGCCCTTTTATTTGATAAAACTCCCGTTACAAACGGAGAAACACAGCGATTTATAGGCTGGCAGGGATTTAACTGGCAAATCGTTTTTCGGATTCTTGCCGAGTTGGACATATCTTACGAGGAAATGATTCGATTCGGAGATAAAAACTTTCCAGCTTTCAGCAGCCTACCGCCAGATGTTCAAGAAGTCTATAATCTTGTAGATAGCTTTCCAGAAACGATAAGAGACGGATGCATAAGAGAGTCAGCTCTCGGCATGATTGATACGATGTGGATACATCAATTCTGGGATGATAAAAAACGCAGCTTATTGCTGCGCCCTTCTGCGCGAGTACAGTACGTTTTTTCCCACAGATGTTCATTTAAGCGACAGGATATTCTCGATTTGGATGAATTGATTCAGTCCGGAAAAGGCAATTTTGAATTAGATGATAAACAAAAGGATGTCATTCACGAGTTGGCGAATATCATGTTGGTGAGACCCTCCTGCTCCACAAGCAACGAAAGAATTCTGCCGCATATAGCGGCTGCCTTTGGCGTCTCTTTACACTGGCTCATGGGGATGCCAAGCACAATGCGACTTTATGCGAAAAACTCTACGACAGAAGATATTGTTTCCGCCTATTATTTCATGTCAACCACCTGCAAAATTGAGTTTAGAAAAGCGCTGCAAAAGTTTTCCGAAAGACTTGAACACTTTAAGGAGGAAAACAAATGAGAAAAAAGGATAGTGCAGTCAACGCATATATCGACTGCAATAAATGGGCGACAAAACTCAATACGCGGTTCTCTTCCGCCGAGAAGTCGGAAAAATTGAATTACAAGGAAATGCTCGGAATATATGCCGAATTCAGCGATGAGCTCACTTTGGTACGCAGGCTTGTTTCCGCGAGAGTGTACGAAGAGCTGTTTGCCATTACCAAAATGCCACGTGTCTATGGAGAATGGAATGTGAAGCAAATTGGCGCAGAAATCGGCATGGACGCAACTAAAATGTCGCGCCTCAAGGAGCCTGAGGACGGTGCGCTTACCTCTGTGGGCCCGTTTGAGTTACGCATTTCGCCTCCAGCAGACGGCAAGCAGACGCGACGGCTGCCTGAAGGGTTTTATGCGTCTGTTGAAGGTCTTTACAAAACCTCATACTTTTTCCTTGACAAGTCCTGCGAAAAAGTCTTATTCGGAGATGAGTGTGCGCCCATCCACCTCCCTCACAACTACTCCTCCCTTTTCTCCCAAATCTCAGCAGTTCCGTTTTCCGATTCCTTGCGGATACAAGTTAAGATTAAAGAAATGTGCAAGCAGTACGAGCAGTACATGGTAAGGGAAACGGCAGACGGCAAAAAGCCAGAAAACTACGTATACGCGGACAGCGCAGGTGCTCCCATTGATTTTCAGGAGCTTTATATAAAGCGGCTTAACGAGAAGATGGAAAATGACTGCTGTAATGCTTCCTCACTGTTCGGCGAAGACGCCAGTGCTCCTTTTAAGAACATGGCAATCAGATGCTTTAGCGTTCCTGTAGACACATTTGAAAAGTCAGATAGGGCAATATTCTTTGACAAGAACGGAACTCTTATGAGACCGGAGAAGAAGTCCGGAAAGAAAGAACCAATGGGAACGACCGGCAATCTTATGATGCTGAGTATTGGACTCGACACGGCTGTGGACTATTTCATTTCCCCCGATTATACGAAATATTCGACGCTGCTTGCTCGAACAAATGTCCCAGATAAAAGTGGAAACGAGAGGGAGTTTACGCTCGATGAAGGTATGCGGTCAGCCCTTTCTTCAATCCTGATGATTTCTGACGATAACGATAGAAGTGAGGTCGTAGCGGAAGCCCTTTGCGACTGCTGGATGGCACAATACTCCGAGGAAATAAGGTAAAAAAAGAGGCAGGCGAAAGCCGCCTCTTTTTTCTCTGCCATTGTTGACATTATAAATAATTGTGGTAGTATAATAGTATAATTACGAAGATATTTTTATAAGGAGACTTATCTCCGCTTCCAGTCACACCAAGTATTCAAGACAGTTATCCCAAGACAGGGATAGCTGTCTTTTTATATATTTTTTTACATTACAACACAATAAGAAAGGAGAAAACATAATGGCACAGGCAAAAATGGTTTTCAGCTATCTCGGACCCGTTCGTGTCTATGACGACATTACCACAAATAAGTGGGGCGGGACGACTATGGCGGTTTCTGAGAAACAGGCTCGCAACAACTTGGCTCACCAGTATCGAAAACAGCGCGGATTGCTCCAGTGTGTGCCTGTCAAAATGACGGGTGAGCTGACCAGCTACACCGCACCGGTGATGCCTCCGTTCCGTAACAGACGCAGCCGCCCGACGTATCAGGGAGGTGAAGTGCAATGATGTGGAATGGAAAGTGGAACGGAGCAAATGCCATCGTAGTTCACACGCCACAGAGCTTTCGGTCGTTCAAGCGAGCTATCCGTTCTCTTGGTGATGTGTGGGCTGACTGGAATCATGTGTACTTCAGTCAGTGCAGAGACTTGTACTCCGCAGCATACCTTCCCTGCTACCCAGACAAGAGTCCCGAAGATAGCACAATCACCTATCACTGGCTCAAGGAAACTTGGTCCAAAGAAGGTCCTCGCGCCGTAGGCATGAACATTCAATAAACGAGGAGGAGAAGCTATGTCTACACCGCTGTATGAGTTAATTGAGAGAGCCGAGCGTATGGATTCCGTCTACTCTGAGCGCTACGCATCTTTCTCTTCTGAACAGGATAGGCGTGCGAAGCAGTGTATTGCGGAGGCTCGCGAAGCTATCGAAGTGCAGCGAAGAAACTGCGAAAGACGACGCCAGCAGGCAGCCGTAACACTGTCTCGGCAACTTTGAAAAGAAAGGAGTAAATTCATTGTGAAAGCAAAAAAGAAAATTCGTTACGCCGGCGAATGCTGCATTTGCCACGAACCCATTGAGGTTGGCGAAAAATTTGTCGAGGCACCCTACGAAAACAAACAGTGTCATATCGACTGCATGGAGACAGAGCCGCTTAAAGCGGTTCTGTCTTTTTTCGGCATTCCGTCGTGTGTAACCAATTCTGAAGGAAAGGAGACAAGAATCTATGGGTAGAAATGGAAACATCCGCAGGGGCGATGTTTTTTGGGTCAATGCGAAAGAAATCGAAATCTTTTCCCCTTGGGCCCCGGAAGGAAGCCAGTTCCGCGATAAAGACGGACATCCTTCCAATAGCTCTGTTATCAGAGGGCATCGTCCCGCAATCGTTGTATCTTCGGATGACCTGAACCGCTACAGCAGTGTAGTGGAGGTCGTATTTACGACATCATCTCCAAAGATGCAGCAGCCCTCCCATGTACTCATCACGAGCACGAGCCGCCCCAGCACAGCACTGTGCGAGCAGCCGATGGCAGTTTCTGTCAATGAGCTGGGAGCCTATATCTGCCACCTGACTGAAGCGGAGCTGGTAGACATCGACGCCGCGCTGTACTACAGCATGGGGCTGAGTGCTCGCGTGAACGACAATGATGATAATACATGGCGTGCGCGGTATGAAACCATGCACAGGGCATATTCCGAGATGCTTGTCCATGTTATGCGAATCATGGACAGCAACAACAAGCGGGCCACACCGTACCCCGCAGCCACCGTTGGAAGAAGAAAGGAGCAAGCCGAAAATGAGTAATCCTATCTTCATCGTGTTTGCCTGTGACGCTTGGAAAGCAACAGACTCTATGCGTCTGGTTTCTGCGACGACTTCCCGCGCAAAGCTGAAGGAGCTTGTGGCAACCTGCGTCGAGTCCGAGACGTTTGAGTACGGCGAAGACTCCGTAGAGGCCGCTGCGACGCAGCTCCGCAAGGACTTTGATAGCGGATTAAGTATCTACGACATCAACAACAACCTCAGATTCGGTATTATAACCGCTGCCGAGGATGGCGAGATGTAAGAAAGGAGATGTAAAAATGGGATACACTATCATTGATGCCCGCTCTTTCATCAAGACAACTCGTGGTATCATTCCCCTTGCCTTGGGTGGCAGCAACAACTGCTCCGAGTTCATCTACGACAGGAATTTCAAGCCGCGAGAGGTTCGCGAGCGCCACTGGTTCTTGCTGGGCGGAATCAATCTTCTGGAACTTCCTGAGGACGAATTTGTGGCGAAGGTGAATACCACCTTCCCCGACACCGATGATGAGTGCTGGAAGATGAACAGCAAGTGGGTCACTTGCTCTCAGGCACGGAAATGGTTTGCTCGCGCCGCAAAGGATGCCGCCACGCTGGAGGACATCCTCGCCGCCAATCCCGGCGTCAACGACCTGAATGTAGGGCTGATGCCCTATACGTCCGGCGACCATCTGCTGTGGAGGTATGTCAGAACAACGGATGAGCTGGAAGTCTGGCTGGATGAGGCACGGGAACTGGTAAAAGAACACAAGGACCACTACATCTTCATGTCGTTCAGCGGAACACAGCGCGGCGAGCGCCTGCGACCTGCCAGAGCGCGGGATGTAAAGGGTCCGCTTGTAGTTCAAAAGCGCAACGCGGGCTATGTGCGTGCATTTGATAATGTGATTGGAAGAATAACTGTGCATTTCACAAAGGATGTCAGAGATGCCATTCACTACCCGTCTGCGGAAGCAGCTACGGCAGCAATGGGAGAGGTTATCAGCGTAATGGGACTTGAGTTCAAGACCGTAACGCGCAAGATGACGGCGCCTCGGCCCTATGTCGTTATGTGTACGGAAAAGGCATACGCAGGGAAGTATGTGAAGAAATCCGTGAAGAACAACCTCCAGTACACGTCCTCCGTGGATGATGCTCAGAGGTTTATCAGTGAGAAAGACGCTGAGGCAAAGATTTCTTCCTTGCGAGGCAAATTTCTCAGCGCACAGTATCTTAAACCAGTTTACGTAGAAGCGTGAACAACAAGCCTAAAGAAAAGAGCCGCTGTGCGGCTCTTTTCTTTTGCGTCGAAACCGTTGACATTATAAGGAAATGTGGTAGTATAGTAGTATAATTACGAAGATATTTTTATAAGGAGCTTTGTCTCCGTTTTCAGTCACATCATCACATTCAAGACAGTTGTTCTCTTTTGAGAACGACTGTCTTTTTATATATTCACTACATTTTTGTTCCCATAAGACCTTAACACAGGCTGGGAGAAAGGAGAAAAATATGGCATATATCTGTGAAAAGCCTGCTGGTTCCTGTGCGTTATGTGAGCACTATCGTTTCGATGAGGAAAAGGGACGAAAAGTGTGCTTTGCCGCTGTGGATAAGTGCGAGGCAGAAAAAAAAGCAGCCGAGCTGAAGGTCGTTGCGTCGAAATCCGGATGTGATAAGGCAGAGAACACCTGCACCTCCTGTGAGAAGTATGTGTGGGACGACAAAGTGGCGCGTTACGTGTGTCTCGAAGGCGAGGATGCAGCGAGAACTGCAACCCTTCCCAGCAGAAGATACGCGATGCTTTTTGTGAACCACTCCCCTATCGGCGAAGGTTCTCTTGTGGATGTGTGTGCGTTGTCCTTCGACACACTGGATGAGGCTCGTGAGGGCGTTAAGTTGGCAAAGAACGCGCACACACACGTCAGCAACCAGCTCAGAGGCAGACGCGGTCTTTTCCCGTTTGCCGGTGAAATGCTCTCCGATGAGGAGTGCCGCCGTGTGTTCGGCGCAAAGGTTCTCTGTGCGTCTTCCCTCTACTACACGGATGAGTACGATGCAAGCGTCAAGGCGAGAGCTTTTTCCTACCTCGCGGTAGAGACCGAAAATGCGCGGGATGTTATCCAGCGTCTTCTGCATCACAATTTGGACTGTGGCACCTGCCAGACCTTCGTTGATGAGGGTTGCGAAACCTATCACGACTGCCCTTACCACGGCGAGTGCGCCAAGTTGGGCGATGTCTGGGTAGAAAGAAAGGCGGTGTAAGAATGTTGCTTTCTGTAAAGCTGAAAAACGGACTTACCTCTTTGGCAGAACAGATGGGCATGGACATTACCACGCACCTGAAGAACATCACAGTCAACGGACAGAAGCGCGGCTGCTCTGGCTTCGTGACTTGCGGAGAGAGTTGCGTCTATGTAACCACCGAGCACTCTTGCTATGGACCTATTTCCGACAAATCCATGTGCCGCTATGCCAAGGACACAGAAGATTTCTCCAGCAACGGTCTGAAAAACGGCTATAACCAGTTTGTGGCCGACGATTTCTTGGCCGCAAAAGTCATTTCCATGCTCAAAAACGGCAAAGGCATCCCCCGCTGAGGGGGATGCCGGCAAAAAGGAGGCTCCCGTGAGGAAGGACTACATTAGATTTCCCGCAAGAATGAAACAGCTCGTCAGCTTCACGGGCATGACTATTGAAAACAAGGGTAACTGTTATCCTACCGACATCGACGGACTCATTGAGTATCACGACAAGGGGTATGTTTTCTTTGAGGTAAAGCATCGTAATGCCGCAATGCCTTATGGTCAGAGACTCGCGCTCCAGCGCATGGTGGAGGATGCTTCCAGAATTGGAAAGACATCTATCGCCATCGTGTGTGAACATACGGTAGACAATCCCCTCATTCCCGTCACAGTTGCAACGTGCCGGGTCAGGGAAATCTACTATTCTAAGGAGCATCGTTGGCGGGCGCCAAAATACCCCACAATGACCGTGAGACAAGCGGTAGATGGGTTTCTCTACACGCCAAGCGTTCAGCAATACAGAACGCCCTCTGGCGGCATTAGCACCCTCGTGGTGGCTCAGGTAGCGAGAGGAGGGGCTATCCCCTTCCCTCCCGCCTACCCAGCCGCGCAGAGCTTCGGTGCCGTGCCTGATACACTGAGGCAGAGCAGTTGAAATCCGCAAAAAAAAAGAAAGGAGAGTAACATGGGAAGAAACAAAGTTTTGTCCCGCGATGAGGTCGTAAAAAGCCTGAAGAAGCAGCTCACCGAGTATGACATTAACGACATCCCAACGGACGCAATTCGACACTTGCAGATGGCGAGAATTATCTGCGAGTGCAATTATGTGTTCCTCGATGATGTTATCGAGACTCTGGTAAATTGGCTGAAAATGGATACCGGTGAAATTCCAAAGGGTGCGATATCGCTCCTGCAGGACGCACTGGATGCCTGTCGCGGAACCTCACCACATAAGCGGCGCAAGGTAAGCGTAGAAGGCACCGATACACCGTCAGAGGTGTTCGACGAGTTCCTGTTTCTTGGAGATGTCACCGGATTGCTCGGCGAATGGTTTGACATGGACACTCAGGATATTCCTGAGGCGGCGTTGGCTGCGCTGCATAAGGTCTACGACCTTTGTTGTCAGGAATATGAGTGACCCCCCCGGAAAAGAAAGGAGAAAACATATGCCCAGAAAGGAACCTTATGAGCGGCGAATCTGCCTCTCACATTGTCCTGTCAAAGAGTGCGACACAGACATCTATCGTGGCTCTCGTTGCAAGGAACTGCGCGAGAAAGCCGGCATCCATTTTGACCCCGATGCCTTTAAGGGCAAAAAGCCTAAGCCCATTATTTTCAACGGAGAGATGGTTCGAGCCATCCGGGAGGGTCGCAAGACAGTGACTCGCCGTGGTGCATTCCACTTCGCAGGAAAGAGAGCGGATGGACTGTATCGCGACGGAGACGGACGTCTCGTGGCCGCTTTCGCTGATGAGAATACCGTCATTCGCAGCTTTCGCGCCCCGTTTGATAAGGGCGATATCCTGTATGTCCGTGAGACGACTTGTGCCTGCGATTTCAACCGCTGGCTCTACAAGGCCGATTATTCGGATGAGGATTTGAAAAATTCCCCTGAGGTGAGTTCCCTCATTCACTGGACACCGTCCATTCATATGCCCAAAGATGCGGCACGCATTTTCCTGCGTGTGACGGATGTGCGGTTGGAACATTTGAATGACATGAAGGACGAGGACTTCACTAAGGAGGGCATCACCTGTGACAGTACCTCCGGCGAGAACACCATGTCCCTTCAGGAGAAGTTTATCGAGCTGTGGGACAGCACGATTCCCGAACACAAGGCCCTGTCAAAGTGGGCCGGAAACCCGTGGGTATGGGTCATTGAGTTCGAGGAGGTGCAGTTCTGATGGCGACGGATTACCATGCAGTGATTCAGGAGAATATCCAAAAGCAGAACGGCACCTACGAGTCCAATGCAAACCCGTTTGGCATCTGCGGCACTTGTGGTTGCGAGCTTGAACCGAGCTACTTCGTGGATGAGGAAGAAATCATCCAGCATGGGGTGCGTTTCAAGACCGGTCGTATTCGGCGGGCTGTGGACTGTCTCGTCTGTCCTAACTGTCTCAGAACAGAGTGTGTGGACGACAGCTTCGACGGTCCTTGGATGGATAAAGCCCAGTGGAAAAAGCTCCACGGGATACATTAAAAAATGAAAGGAGAAAAAATGAAAGAAATTTTGTTTCGCGGCCAGATTCGGCGGCATGGCGAGAAAGTTCGCATGGCAACCGGAGCACCCCTGCCGGGAATTTGGGTTTACGGGGGCGCCGCACGTCCCCATAATAGCCCGAAGGACTTCGCCATCATCTACACGTACTTGTCCGACACGGCTGAAAGCCGCGACGTTTGCGGTGTCTATGCGGATACCGTAACGCAGTACACCGGCATCATCGACAAGGACGGCGCTAAGGTGTTCGAAGGAGACATCGTGGAGACCTTTGAAGGATTCCGCCCCACTCCTCTCTTCAACGAGAACACGGTTGTGTTCCGAAATGGTTCCTTTGGACTGCTGGTTAGTGAGTCTTTGAAAACAAAAACGGCAGCAGAGCTGATGGACGAGGCTTACGACAACGGACATTTTGTTCCGTTTTGTAAGCTGCTCGGCACCGAAATCCGTGTTGTTGGCAACATCTTCGATGGTATCGCCGATAAGACTGCAAAGAACAAATAACCTTAACTTAAAAAGAAGCTCTTTCGGGGGCTTCTTTTTTTGTACCGTTTCCGTTGACATTATAAAGAAATGTGGTAGTATAGTAGTATAATTACGAAGATATTTTTATAAGGAGATTTATCTCCGTTTTCAGTCACATCATCATATTCAAGACAGTTGC